GAAGCAGCCGCGAAAGCCGAGCGCGAGGCCGCAGAGAAAGCGCAGCGTGAAGCAGCAGCAAAGGCCAAGGCTGAACGCGACGCACTTGAAGCAGCCGCGAAAGCCGAGCGCGAGGCCGCAGAGAAAGCGCAGCGTGAAGCAGCAGCAAAGGCCAAGGCTGAACGCGACGCACTTGAAGCAGCCGCGAAAGCCGAGCGCGAGGCCGCAGAGAAAGAACTGGCCCGCATCAAGGCAGAGGCAGACGCAGCGGCCAAGAAGGAACGCGAAGCCCGCGCCAAGCTGGAATCTGAGCTTGCCGCCAAGAAAGCTGCCGAAGAAAAAGCCGCTGCTGAACTTGCCGCCGCGCAGAAGAAAGCCGCCCGCGCCCCTGATAAGCAGAAGGCTCTCACCTTCGCTGCAACCGTCCGCACGCTCAAGGCTCCCGAGGCTTCCACCGCTGAGGGCAAGGCCGTCATGGCTGAGATTGCGCAGAAGGTCGAGAACTTCGCCAAGTGGATTGAACTTCAAGCCTCTAACCTGTAACACTATGCCACGCGACCATCAAATTAATGATGATGCAGTGCTGAGAATCGCACAACAAGGAGTAGCGAAACTGCTGCGTAAAAAAGCAGAGCGCAAAATCTACCGCTGCAAAGACCGCATGTGTGGTGCTGATGACTGCCCGACATGTTACCCGGCAACTTATGAGCAAGCTTTGAGCGAGTTAGACGCGCTCGATAACGAAACCGACGAATAGACTATGAACGAAACTACAACACTGGCCAATACGGTCAAAACATCGGGGGAGATGGCAGGTGCCGCCTCCGCCTCACACGCCAAAGCCCTCGTTGAGGCCAAATACGTCATGGCCGTCCAGCGGCCTCGCAACCTGCTCTCCGTGCGTGACAAGATCCTTGAAGCGTGCGCCCGCCCAGGATTCGCAGCATCGGCATGGTACGCCAAGCCCGTTGGCGGTGGCAAGGTTCGCGGCCCCTCCATCCGGTTCGCTGAGACGGCGATTCAGTGCATGACGAATATCTCTGTGATGCCCTCCATTGTTTACGAGGACCGCGAAAAGCTGGTTCTCGACGTGCAGGTGATCGACCTCGAAAGCAATACGAGCTACGGGGATCAGGTCACGATGACGAAGACCGTGGAGCGCAAAGACGGGAAAGGCCGCGAGATCATCGGGGAGCGCACAAACACGAACGGCGAAAAAGTCTTTATCGTGATGGCAACTGAGGACGAGATGGCGAACAAGACCAACTCGGCAAAGTCGAAGATCATCCGCAACTCGGGACTGCGCCTCATCCCGCAAGACATCATCGAGGAAGCTGAATGGTGCGTGCGTGAAACCATCGCCAAGGGCGGCGGAGATCCAGCGCAGGAGCGCAAGCGCATGGCTGACGACTTCTCTTTCATCGGCATCAAGCCTGCCGAACTGGAGAAGTATCTCGGGCACACGCTGGACTCTATCTCGCCGGCGGAATTGGCCGACCTGCGCGAAGTCTTTGCCACTCTCAAAGATGGCGAGGCAAAATGGTCTGACTACGTGGAAAAGGGCGTGAAGCGTGCGGGGACTACAACCAGCGTGAAAGCACAGCCATTGGAGCAAGTCGCGATTGTGGAGGCTGAATCCGCGCCAGTCGCGGCGGTGGATACTACTCCTGCCATGGAGGACAATCCCCAATTGCTCGACCTGCTCGACAGCATCGAACTGTCGAACACCTGCGAAGAACTCAACACATGCAAAGTGAAGTGCGCTGAAATTGAGCACGAAGCGCACCGCGAACTCGCCAAGAAAAGCGTGGTGAAAAAAGCAAAAGACCTTCAACTCGTCTGGGACAAATCCACCCACCAATACAAAGCAGCATGAACATCTACGAATGCAATCCGCGTGATTACCACGCCAAACTGAAATGCAACCGGGCCAACGTTCTCGACCCTGACAGTTACTTGTCAAAATCGGTTCTTTGGGAACTGGATTCGTCCAGCCTTTGGAAGTGGCGCTACTACTACACGAAGCCACGCGAAACCACCGCAGCGATGCGCTGGGGAAGTCTGATTGACTGCCTCACGACCACGCCAGAACTCGAAGGCTCTGACATCGCGCTTTCGCCCTATGACTCGTTTCGCACGAAGGATGCGCAGGCATGGAAGGCCATGCAGGAAGCGGAAAAGAAGATCATCGTCACCGCTGAGGATTTGGAAGAGGCGCGCACCGCCGTGAAGATGCTCACAGAGACGTGCAAGGCGAGCGCCGACATCTTCGCCAAGTCCAAGTCACAGGTTATTGTGGCTGGCAACGTTCTTGGCGCGAAGGTCAAGGGACTCATTGACCTGGCCCCCGAGGGTGAAGACTTTCTGGCCGACTTGAAGACCGTGAGCACGTTCAGTCTCGAAGGCTTCGCAAAGGCAACAGCAAATTTCGGTTATCATGTTCAGGCCGGAATTTATCTCAATCTCTGGAACTCGCAGCATCCGAACGATCAACGCTCCCGATGGAAGTTCGTCTGGCAGGATTCCGCCGCTCCTTATGAGGCGTGCGTGACCGAGCTTGCCCCGCAGGATATTGAGGCTGGATGGGCCTACGCTGTGACGCTGATTCAGCGTATCCTTGACGCCACCGCCGCCGATTGCTGGCCGCTGGCATTCTCCGAGAAGGAGTCGATTACTACGCGCCCTACGTGGGCGGCAATGAACGAGGAATCCAAAATCACCACCCCATGAAAAAGCACTTCTACCCACCCTCCGCCGAGTCCATGACCGTGCTCACCTTTCGCCAGATGGCAGCGTGTGTCGCCGCCTTCACTGCCCTGTTCATCGTCGCGGTGTTCGTGGTGGTGAAGCGGCCAGCGGAGAAGGATGGGAAACATCAATCGGTGATCCTTGGGAAATGAAGCCCCTCTTCATTCCGCTCAAAGGCGAGTTCTTCGATGCGTTCGAGGCTGGCACTAAGGACACGGAGTACCGCAAGCGTGGCCCGCGATGGAGCAAGCTAAACTGCGCAGTTGGTCGCCGGGTAACTCTATCGCGTGGCTACGGCAAGCATCGCCGCCTATCTGGCGTCATTACCGGCTTTCACTATGATACATGTCCCTCTAAACTTATCGGCTGGGTGGCATGCTACGGTGAAGGCGCCGGCGATGCCGCATGCATCAAAATCAAACTCGACATACACCCATGAGAACTTTCAATCTCGGACTCGAAGACCACCAGCAGGCCGTTCTAATCGAATGGTGCGAACTGAACCGGCAAAAGTATCCGCAGCTTGATTCACTCTACCACATTCCAAACGGAAAAATGCGCCATCCTGCTATCGCCGCGCAACTCAAGGCCGCAGGAGTGAAGGCTGGCGTTCCTGACTTGCACTTGCCTTTTGCCGCTCATGGCTACCACTCGTTATACATAGAGATGAAGCGCCTTGTCGGCGGCAAACTCTCGAAGGCACAAAAGGAATGGCGCGACCGCCTCACCGCTCAAGGCAACCTCGTTGTCACCTGCGAAGGCTGGGAGTCAGCCGTCAAAACTCTCATTGAATACCTCACCCCGAAAACTCACACGTAACCCTGTTCCCGCTGCGCAGCGGGACATTTTGAACCACCACATGAGAACTATCCAACAGAACGGCGCATCCGTCGCCCGAGAACATCCCGGCTTTATCGCCATCGCTGGCCCGTTTGCCGTCCAGCACACGAAAGAAGAGTTTGCGAAGAAGTATCAAGATCAGGCAGTGGGTGCCTACCGGGAGCAGCGGAAGATTTGCCGCAAGGCGCGGATCGTCATGCACGGCACGCAAGCCTGGGTGATCCGCAAGAAGCCGCTCATCACCGAGGCTGCGGACAAGATGAAGACCTTCCATTGCGGAAGCTACGGTATCAAGGCAGGGAAGGGAGGGGCGCAGGGATGAAGACCATGAAGCCACCCCTCATCAAATGCGAGTGCTGCAACGGCACCGGGAAGCACGAACTGTCCGCCGACCACTGGCGCACGCTTCAAATGATACCCTATGCGCCCGCCTCTACCTCTCGCCTCATGCTCGATGAAACAGGCGTGACACCAAACGCCATCAACAACCGCCTTATTTACCTTGAGCGTGCTGGCCTCATCCGCCGCGTGGGCAAAGACGGGAAGTTCATCTTGTGGGAGGCGGTGAAATAATATGTGCGACTGTGAAATGCCATCGTGCTACACCGAATCGAAGCCACGCGCCCGCAAGCGGCATCAATGCTGCGAGTGTCGCGGCTGGATCGAGATTGGCGAGACATACCAACTCATCACTGGCGTATGGGACGGAAGCGGCGCAAGCTACAAGACCTGCCCGCAGTGTGCGGCCCTGCGCCAGCGCATCCAAAAGCTAACGGGGTGCTGTGTCGGACTCGGCGGCATGCGCGACGACCTGCGTGACCTTGACGAATACCATGGCACCACAGAGAACCAGCGTGAGATGTGGGCGGAGCATAACGCCATACGCATTCGACGGGGCGCGGCCATCTCGCCAGCCTACAAGGAAGAAGAGAACGAACTCGCGGAGGTTTTTGCATGACCCTGCCCGCCATCGCCTCCCGCTGGAAGAACACCCCATGGTCAACAGGCCGCGAGCAGACCGTGACCGTCACGCGCACCGACGCCGGCTGGGTGTGGTATGAAAGCGAGCTCGGTCGGGGATTGGCTGCGCTGGATTATTTCGTCAATAACTTCACTCCCGTAACTGAATCACCACCATGAACGAACCTCTCACTGACCGCCAAGCCGCCGTGATGGACTTCATCCGCGATTTCTACGCCCAAGAAGACCGGTTGCCTTCAACCCGCGACATCCAGACGTTCTTTGGTTGGAAGTCTCAAACCGGGGCCGTCAGCCATCTGCGCGCGCTCTGTCGCAAGGGCTACTTGGAGCATCGGCAGGGAGAGTTCAAAGAGCGCGGATGGTGGCGATTCGCTCGCCATGACAGGCCGATTCCCTCCCCTCCCCCGCCCGCAGGGCCTGCGCAGTTTTCACCACGGGCCGGTTGACAGGCCGCGCTCGCGTATCTAATCTCACACAGTAACGCAGCGTAACGCTAAATAACGGATATGGCATACACGAAACTCTTCTCTACCATCGTCACCTCGTCAATCTGGTCGGAGGATGACGCCACCCGCATCGTCTGGATTACGATGCTGGCGCTTTCCAACAAGGACGGCGAGATTTTAGCCGCGCTCCCCGGCCTTGCCCGCATGGCAGGCGTGAGCATGGAGGCATGCCAGAAAGCCATAGAGAAGTTTCTCGGGCCAGATCCTCACTCCCGCACCAAAGAAGAGGAAGGGAGGCGTCTGGAGGTGATAGACGGCGGCTGGGTGCTCATCAATCACGCCAAATACCGGCGCATGGCGAGCGACGAGGAACGCAAAGAGCAATCAGCCATACGGCAGCAGCGTTTTCGTGACCGTGCCGCCAAGAATAACGCACCCGTAACGCACCCGTCACGCAAGAGTGACGGCGATTCAGTGAAAGTAACGGCGGAATCACGCCAGATTTCACATGCAGATGCAGAGTCAAATACAGAAGCAGACACAAACTCAGATGCAAAAGCAAAAGCAGTAGGCGCAAAAGCGCCGCGACCTCCCGCCACAACTGACGAGGAATGGATTCAATCTTTGGAAAATGATCCGACCTATCAAGACCTGAACATACGCCAAGAACTCGGCAAGATGCAGAGATGGTGCGAAACCAACCGCCAGAAGCCTAGTCGTAAACGTTTTGTGAACTGGATCAACCGAGCAGAGAAACCCATCGGCGTGAACGGCCAGCGCCAACCCAAACACCCAGCCTATGACGCCAAGACGGCCACGGCGGGCATGACGGCAGAGCAAATCGGAATTTTCTAACCCTATGGACAACATCCCGCCCGATTTCAACGTTGTAATCCCCGACCGCGCCTTTGACCTTGCCGCGCTCGACCGGTTGGAAGCCACGATCCGAGCCAAGTCGGAAGCGTTCGACGCGATGCTGGATGCCTGCCAGCAGCAAATCTTGTGTGAGACTCATGCTACACGCTCAATTCTCAACCGGGAGGCATCCCGCGCCGCCGCCAGGCCCGTCTGGACCTGCCCGACGTGCGAGGGTGAAAGGCTCGCCAAACGGCATGCGCGGCGCATTGAGGCCGCTGGCATCCCGGCAGATGTGCGTCACGCGACTCTTGAGAACTTCGACACCAACCGGCCAGACGCGAAAAGGACAGATGGGTGCGTGTCGCCGGCCAAGTTCATCGACGCCGCGAAAAGGCTACAGGCTGGCGAGGTGCGCAACGTGGGATTCGCGGGAACCCCAGGCATCGGCAAGGGCCATCTCGCCGCCGCGCTCTGCATCGACGCTATCGCGCACGGTAAGAGCGTGGCATGGATCGAATGCGCCCGCTTGTTCAACGCCTACCATCGGGCCTACAAGACCGACAGCACCGAGGAAGTCACCGACAAATACGCCACGGCTCACTTGATCGTGCTCGATGAAATCTGCCTGCGTGAGTTGCCTGCTGACGGTGAAGAGATCCTTTTCGCCATCTTGGACCGTCGCCATAAGGCAGGGCTGCAAACCATCTTCCTTGGCAACGCGCCAGCCGAGGCCATCCGCAAGTGGCTAGGCTCCCGCATCGTGGACCGGCTGAGATCGGGCGGCGTGGCTTTTTGTTACGGCGAATGGGCCAGCATGCGCGGAGCCACGGGAGACGGCGCGGAGTTTTAACCAGTGAATAAATTATGAATAGCGAATTGAAAACAGAATCAAGCGGATGCCCGGTGACAGACTCATTAGTGAGTAAGATCATTCATTATTCACCGCCTGATGACTGGCAATGTTACAATGTGGCCTTCAAGCTTGTGGAGCGCGCCAAGGTCGGGCAGCAAAAGTACAAGACCAACTTGGCTCGAACCGACCTAACGCGAAAGCAATGGCTCACTCATGCGCAGGAGGAGGCGATGGATTTCGCGAACTACATGCAAGTGCTCATTCTTCAAAGCCCAGGCTACTCAACGCGCTTTGATAGCATGCAAGACGAGGCTCTAGCCTTTGCCACCGAGCTGGCAGTTTTGATTGAAAAAGAATCCTGATCTACACCACACTTATGAGCACACCAACAAGCCCGAATAAGATGCCCAGCGAATGGCATAACTCACCCAATCAAGTCCTCGAACTCGACAACGGGAAGCGTCCCACAAAAACTATGAGCGGCACCTTCGACGAGAAAGAGTTCTGGGGATGAAGTTTTTCCAACGACTCTTTGCCCTGCGCCACTGCCTATTCGGCAAGCACCGTTACCGCCCATGGAATGTTATCTACCGGGGGCTGTCTCAATACGAATGCTGCTGCTGCAGGAAGCCTACTAAATGGATGACGCCAGCAGAGCGCCGATGCTTTGAACAAACCGAGAAGCCATCTTGGAGTAATTGAATGATCCCACCCTTCCAACTCAACAAACCCAAGCCTAAATTCAAATTATGCCTCTAGCCACAATGCGCAAGCTTTCCGCGAATGGGCCAGCAACTACACCCAAGGAGAATCTATGAGCACAACACCCACTGCCATGAATGCCACCAAAACCGCTGCAATCTTCGGCTGTTCTCCGCAACAGGCAGAAGTGCAAATGCGCAAGAACCTCGCTGGACTCCAATCCATGGAGGCGAAAGCGCGATCCACTGGCCGGAAGGTGAACGGCTACACCGCTGACGATCTCGCGGGCATGATTGCCAAAGTGAAGAAAGGCTGGAACCTGTGAATTATTATAATGAATTCGACCCAAAAGCTGCCGCATGGCTCCGAGAACTCATCGCCCGAGGACATATCCCCGCCGGCGTGGTTGATGAACGATCAATCGAAGACATCACGCCGAAAGAACTCGAAGCGTTTACCCAGTGTCACTTCTTTGCAGGAATCGCCGGCTGGCCCCGTGCTCTTTGGCTTTCAGGATGGCCGGATGACAAGCCCGTCTGGACCGGATCATGCCCATGTCAACCTTTCAGCACGGCAGGCAAAGGCAAGGGGATTGCTGACGAGCGCCACCTGTGGCCCGCATTCAGAAAACTCATTGCAACTTGTCGTCCCTCGCGTATTTTTGGAGAACAGGTTGCATCTAGAGATGGTCGTCATTGGATGGAGCGTGTTAGGTTTGACTTAGAATCTATTCACTACTGGAGCCTTTATCATGAAAACTTGCACACACTGCTTGCAGCCAAAACCGCCAACCGACTTTCGGAAATACTCGGGGAGATCGCGGGACGGTCTGAGGCCTTTGTGCAAGCCATGTCAGAGGGCGTACGAGAGCACATGGAGACAGTCCAACAAAGAGAGGAGGAGGGTGAGTCGAGCGCAGCGAGCTCCCAAGGAAAAGGCATACAGGCTAGTGTACAACGTGTTGAATCGCGGGAGACTTCTTGCCACAGAAGCAATTCGGCGGAGTTCGAGGAAGAATTTGCCTTGCGATTTGGAAAGGCACCTGCCGGAGATAGAGGAGAGAATACAGATGGGGGTTTGCGAGATGACTGGCCTACCGTTCAACTTTCACTCGACTGGGATAGCATGGAACAGCCCGTCCATACATCGGCGCGATCCGAAGATGGGATATACTTACAAGAACATCCAAATCGTGTGCTTTGGTATAAACGCGGCCCTGGGGAATTGGGGGGAAGCGGCGCTCAAAGAGATTGTAAACGCATGGTTAGGGAGGGACACTTAAATGACGAGCGAGCAATTGCAGAAATCTTTGGGGCAATCATTGAGGCGTCGTTTGAACGCCTTCGTCTCGCCGGAATACAAACTAACGTGGAAGGAATGGCCTATGCTGTCGGGGCCGCAGATCTGTGCGCTGCGGGCATCGGCGCGCCGCACATCAGACAGCGTCTTTACTGGATGGCCCACAACGGGAGCGGGCGACGAGAAATGGCGATGCTCCACGGAGCAAGCGGCACTCAGGCGGGGGGACAGCGGGAAACAGGTGTCATTGGAGGTGGTGGCCTGCCTCTCGGGCTGGCCCACATGCAAGGCTCAGAACGCAACGGGGACAGGGCCGTCACGAGTGGGCAACAAGGCGGATCTACAAAGGATAGCCGGGTGGGCAACGCCAGACGCCAACGCGATGAATTTGGGCGAGGGACTGGAGACGTGGGATGCACGGCAGGTCAAGAACAAGGAGAAGGAGAAGCATCACAACGGGAACGGAGCAGGGATGCCGATAGCCATCCAAGTCCAGACGATTCAGGGATGGTGCAGCCCGACAGTAACGGATGCGTCACGCGGTATCCTACCGCCGCGTCCGCAGGATACAGGCATTCCCCTGACTCAGCAAGTTTCTGGGCTGACTCACGAGTCATCACCACCCGCGACGGTAAAAATCGCCGGATTCCGACTGAACCCGCACTTTTCCCTTTGGTTGATGGGCTACCCTACAAACTGGCACCATGCGGGAGTTGCATCCCTGCGCTCCTCAAGGGAAGCGGCAATGCAATCGTCCCCCAAGTCGCCGCGCAGTTCATCCAAGCCTGTGAAGAAGCCAGCAACGACATAACCCCATGAAGAAAAACCCCAACGCGCAAGCCCTCGGCAGTCTCGGCGGCAGAGTGAAATCCCCCGCCAAGGCCCGTCTCTCCGCCTACGGCATGCAAGCCCTGGCGACGGTGGCGAAGTGCTCCACGGACACGGTATCGCGGGCGGTTGTTGCCGGGGATATCGACATGGAAAGCATGGAGTCGGCGCTGATTTGGGTCGGGAACCGCAGGAAGAAGATCAAACCAACCACGAAACCAGAATGAGTGCAGACCATAATCCGGCAGGCGACTGGCAGCACAGGAGGCTCAACGGGTTGAGCTTATTCTGGCTGGACCTCATCAATAGAACCAACAATCCATGGAGCCCCCATTGGCAGCGGGCCATAAACTTGAACAACCCTGATCTTCACCACACTTATGACCGTATACATCACCAAATACGCCCTCACGCAGGGTATTCTCGAAGTCGAAAGCATTCCCGTAACCAGTAATCACAAGACAGTTCTGGTGGGTTTTGATCTACCTGGATTATGCCGTCAATACGCTTCTCCTGCGCACGCGCATGAAACTAAAGATGCAGCTATCGCCAAGGCTGAAAAGATGCGCCTCAAGGCTATCGACTCGCTCACAAAGAAGCTCGCGGAACTCGGAAAACTCACCTTCCAACCATGACACCATCCCCATTCACCGAGCTACAACAAATTCAGGAGGCGCAGCGCGAGGGCTGCGTGCCTGAGCACAAGCCAGCGGTGGCGACACCGAGAACAGATAAGCTCGAATACGACCAAGAATGTAACTTTGATGTTCCATGGGAGGATGAGTGCCGCAAGATGGAAGTCGAGATTACCGAACTCAACCATCGTCTTATCGACCGCCAAAAAAGCGTTCAGGCGCAGTTGATCCGCATCGAAGATGGGTGGCGGGAGAAGCTGAGGGAATCGCAGGCGCAGATTGTTGCGCTGCGGGACGCGGGGCAACTATCGGAGATCACTAGTTTGCACCATTTGCTCGATGAAGCAGGAGTTGAACTCGCCAAAGCCAACGCCGAGCTTGAGCGGCTGCGGTGGCGGAGTGTGGAGGTGAAGCCGACGACGGAGGATGCTGACTGGAAAGGTCCCTTCTGCCCACCACCAGCACCCACAGCCGAGGAGGTGAGCAGGGCGAAATTCAACACGTGGTACGATGCACGCTGCAAAGACCCGTCAAAGCACAAAACGGCTCTCCGCGAGGCCATGTTTGATTCATGGCAAGCCGCTCGCGCATCGAAGGAGGAGAAGGCGTGATCACCGTATCCTCCGCCCTCACCGCTGCTCTAGCCCACCTGCAAACCCAGGGGGCGGGGCATTCTATCACCCTGCCCTATAGCGCATTTGGCAACGTGAGTTCCATAGTGAACGACGGCGACGGTGGCCCGGTGAGTTCATTTATTGCCAAGTGGCAGAAGCAACATGGACTCTCCACATAATTTCCTCGGCAACGGGGTCTGGCGGTACCAGTTGATCCGCTCCGTAGTCATCCAAGGAGGTGAAACGGCTTCATTCAACGACTCGGGCAGGCGGGCGTAATTGGCTGGCCCTGCACAAAAACGCCGCACCCTGAAAAGGTGCGGCGTTCTTTGTTTGACGGTGGATCACGCTTTGAAAGCGTGCCGCTGGCAGGAGTCAAAGAACGTCACTTCCGCGTCGCGTTGATCCTTCCGCAGCACGCACTGGCCGAATTTGGCCCGCCGCATGGAGTCAGGCACGAAGTTGACGCAGTTCTGGCAAATCACCTTCGCGGCCATGACCGCCTGCGTTCCCTCCCATCGCACGTTGGCAGCGTCCTCCATAAACTGCGACCTGGCCGCAGGGTCCATGCTTTTCCACCGCGCTTTGCCTGCTCTGACACGCGCCGGCGACTTTGTGCCCGCTTTCCTGGCGGTGAAGTGGTGTTGGCACTGGGGGCAGCAGGTGGTCATGCTTTTGTGGCTGTAAGGGCTTCGTGAGCGGCGAGAGACTTGTTTCCTATGGTGCAGTAGCCGAAAACGGACTCGTTATCGTTGATGACTTTTTGAATCGTGCGAAGATCAGCCGCCAACCGTCTCTCATCCTCGCGGGCTGCGTCGCGCTGGAGCTCAAACTCGCGGGCAAAGTCCAATACTTGATAGTAGCCAGTGCCAAGGCCGCGTGTAGGCAAGGCAAAGGCGTCAGTTTCGGGGGTGGGCATGCTCATGGCGGTGGTAGAAGCGTAAACGGTTGCGGGTGGTTGGGGTGGGGTGCGTAGCCGCGATAGGCCGGGGTGAGCCAGCCTGCTGCATAGGAGAGGTTGGGAAATTCGTGAATCCAGGCGTGGCACTGAGTGCAGACTTGCACGACTTCGAATAGGCGATCTTCGCAGCGCCCGCTGGGGTGATGAGGCTGAAGGGGTCCGCATTGCGAGACATGCCACGCGCACCGCTGGCAGCGTGGCAGTCCGTGCATGGCGATCTTGACCCACTCGCGGTATTCACGATCTCGGGCCGCGTTGCCCTTTGCCGCCTTGCGGAGCGCCTGCCGTGGCTTCCCGGCCACAAGCCCCGCTTTGCACTTCTCCTTGTAGGTGAGGCGCTTGGCGGGCTTGTGCTGGAACTCGGGGATCATGGCTGCGGAGTAAGCAGTTCAACAAGTTCGGTGATGAGGTTTATCACTCGCTCGTTGTGTGTGGGCTGAGGCGCTGCGTCCTTGGGCTTTGGCCTCGGCGCGAAGATGGCAAACAAGCCATCCCAGCAGGCTTTGCAGAACACAAGCTTGGTGCCGCTTGTGTCGTAGTAACCGATGGTTATTTTCACCGTGGCGCTATGGTCGTACTCCGCATTGGGGATGACCGCGTTGCATTTGTCGCAGGTTCGAGTTTGTGTGATCATGGGATGAATTTGGCGTCTTTCTCGCTCTCGGTGAAATTGGTGGACGTGTTGGCCCTCGGCTTCCGCTTGGCGGGAAGCTCCACGGGTGGCAGGCTGGCGGAGAGCAGGGAAAGCCGTCTTGTGTCGGCAATTTGCTGGTCGATTTGGGTTTGGAGGTGGGGAGGGGTCATGGCTATTCGTCCTCCCCCTTGATGAACTCGCGGATGTCGGGATGCTTCGGCCAGTTGGTGATGATGCCTTGCTCGTTGATCTTGAGCGAGACGTAATCGCCGTATTCGCCGGGGATGAGGCCGTGCGGCACATAGTTCTGTTCGATGGAACAGTACCACGTTGCCAGCGGCATCCAGCAAGGTGTATGAGCCTTCGTCGCACACCTTCATGTACTTAATCTCGCCCGCTTGACCCTCGGGCCAGCCGAGAATCTTACCAGTGTCCATCTCGATTTTCGCCTCCCATTTCTTGCCATGGCGGAGCGGGAAGTTGTTGGGGATGTCCTCTTCCTCGTAGCGGACGGGCAGCGTCACAAGGACGTGCGTGATTTCTACTTCTTTGGTGGTGGGTATCAGTGCTTTCATCGGTGGTTCTGTGTGTGGGTTAAAATCCAATCTGCCCGCATTTGGAGCAGATCAATGGAGCCGAGGGTTTACCCGGCTGCTGCCAGTCGTGCTGGCCGATGGCCGCAAGCACCGCACGCTTAGTGCGCGTGTCGGTGAGGGCGAAGAATACTTTCGTGATGGTGGAGTGCATAGTGGTGAGTGGTTCAAATGTTGCGATAAGCGGATTGCAGCACGGCATACACGTTACCGCCCTTGATTCGACGCACGCGGGAGACGCTAGACTGCCAGTGACCGCAGCAATCATGCTCGCATCGGCATCCGCTCTGCATGGTATCGCGAATAGCATCCTTGATGCTCTGCTCCCCCTCCCCTGACTTGACCAGCAGAAGGGAGAACACGCGCTGGCTCTCCCCGTCGTTGCGCTTCGTGCGGCTGCTCACCACGCGGGCGGTGCCAACCTCTTCGTTGTCGTCCAGGTGCGACCATCCCACGTTGTAGCGGTGCGTAAGACGGCGTTCGAGTGTGATTTTATGATTTTCCATAATATGAGAGGTGGTTAATGCAAATAACTGGCGGTAATGCGGGCGGTACAAAGTCAGTATGCTAGCATTGCTAGCATCCGTCAACGTAATTTGTCTTCACAAGCGCCGCATGAGCTGCCAAAACACGAGATTTGGCGCGAAAAGCCACTGAGAGTCAACCGATTGCAATCGTGCCAGCCATGGAAGAAATGTTGCACTTTCGCCCGTGCCATGGAAGAATCGGCGCAGAAACTTCCACTCCTTTACCCTATGGCATTCCAAAGTATCACACCGAAGGGCTTTCAGATGCCGCAGATCGCCCCGAAACAGGCGAGCGCCGCGACGACTGGCTTCTCCCCGACCTCGGCAGCCGCGAAAACGACGCAGCAAGCTCAGTACGCAGCGAACGACGCGCAGGCAGAGAGCGAGGGCGCGAACTATCAGGCCGCAGCCAACGCCGACGCTGCCAACAAGACGAACGCGCTGGCGCAGACCTTGGCGCAGGCCCGCAACTCGACACCGGGGGGCGGCATCCGCATAGGCATCCAGGCGGGCGCACAGAGCGCGAATGCTGCATCTTCCGGCCTGACCGCAGCGAATGCGGCTTCTCGCGTGGCACGCAAAAAGAACCTACTCAAAACACAGACCGACGCGCAGGCGGCAGCGCAGCAGCAGGCGACCCAGGAAGCCGCAGCGGCAGAACAGCGCGCCGCGTGGGGTGGTAGTTCTATTGGCACCCCCATCCGTATTTGGTAAACCACTGACCGACACACGACCATGAGCTACTACGGAGAAGAACAGCCCGACGAATCATCTGGCCAGCGCAGCCCAGACCCTTACGTCTGGACGAATCAAGGACCCGCCCGCAAGATCGGCCCGAAGTCCAAGTACGGCATGAACGCCAACACTGGCGACCAAGTGCAGGCCAGCCAGCGCCGCAAGACACCGACGCGCCTTGGATCTTCCCCGTCCCGTCTCGGTAGCGCGATGCCGCAGACTGAATCCCGGTTCTCAGCCAGCCAGCGCGAGGCAGCCGACCAGACGGCGGCAAATGCGTCCTATCTCGCCTCGAAGAATGGACCAGCGAAGAAGACATCAGCCGGTGGCAACTACGACGGCGGCAAGATGTCTCTCACCTCGACCTTGAGCGGCGCTCGCGGCGCCGCACGCAAAGCGAAGCGCGGCCCCGGCTACTCCAAGGGAAAGATGCACCTCTAATCTCACGACCATGATTAAGACCGACGCTCAACGCAAAGCTCGCACTATCGAGGGGAAGCCCGTGGGCGATTGGTTCAACTCCGCCGCTCAACGGCAGAAGCGAGACAACCAGTTCGCCAGCTACGATTCACCGATGCGCCGCCCGCTTCCCGAGGCAGAGAAGGAAACGAAGGCAGAGCAGAAGACCGAGCCAAAGGGCGCGGAGAAAGCCGAAGCATCGACCGTCACGAAGCGTTTGGCTGCGCCATCTGCGCAGGCAAAAGGCAAGGCGATGGGACTCTCCGCCATTGCCGACGCACGCAACGAGGGAATCAAAGCCTCACGCAAGCAGAACCGCACAGTGTTATTTCCTGCCCGTCCTGTTGAGAGCAAGCGCCCCTCTGACTCCTACGTGAGCAAACCAGGCAACAAGTCTGTGATGTCACTGCCCAGCGGAAACAAAGATGTTGAAGCCGCCAAGGTGAAGCGCGTGACCGACGCCAAAGCCAAGGAGGAGCGCCGCAAGAAAGATGTGGCTATGAATGTTGGTCGCACGCCCTACATGCCGAACAAGCCCCGTTCGTTCTCCCTCTAAATGCCTGACTTCTCCAGCCAGCGGACGAAGCACGCCGCCCCCGTGGCGCAGGTACATGTCCCGGCTGTGACTAATGCGAGACGCGAGGTGGCCGCTATGGACCGCGCAGAACTCAACCGCATGACCCGCCAGCGCATCCAGTCTGCCGTTGCCGCCGAGTGGTGGGCAAAGCATAACCTGATGATCGGCCAGCAACTCCCCGCCAAAAACTGATTTTATGCCCCTCCTTCCCTACCAGCAACGTGTCGTCGATGAAAAAGCCGAACTGGACACCAAGATCGAAGCCCTTGCGCTTTTTATCGGCACGTCGCCAAACTGGGGTGCTGTGCCTGAAGCTGAACAGAACCGCATGCGTTGCCAGCATACAGCGATGGTGACTTACTCCATCATCCTTGGAGAACGCATCGCTGCATTTCCCGCCTAATTTTACCCATGAAACGTGCCGCCCGCGCTTTCCTCAAGAACCTCGCCATCCTGGCCGGAGTGAGAAATCGTGTGCCGTCTTCGTTCAACGCCTACCATGCCAGACTTCAGTGAAAACCGCCGCCGCATTCGTACCCCTGGCGTAAACAGCCAGCAATCCCAGTCTCCTTTCATCTCTGACACACAGGTGCGGATGATGAACGCGCAACGAGGGCAGAGCATCATGGCCGACAAGATTGCCCGCGCCGGAGTTCCGTCTAGCTACACGCCGCGCAAATCCACATCAAGCCGCGACACGAACGGCGATGGCGTCATTTCATCTGGCGAACGCGTGGACCACATCAAGCGCCCAGACGGCACGCTCGTTCCCGTGGCTGCCGCTACCGGCGACCCCTACCTTGTTCGGCCAAAGGGTGTAGATCACTACGTCTCCCCCCGCAGCGGCGATCGGTTCAAGGTTGACCCCGCTTCCCCGACTGGGTTGCTGTCCATCGGTAGCGCCCGTGACGAGGCGATGCGCAAGGCGGCAGAGAAGCAAGCCAAGGAGGACGCAGCCGCATCCAAGATCGAGGCAAAAGCTGTCACGGATGCCGACAAGGCCACCGCGAAGGCAGCCGCCGAGGCGAAGAAGCTCGCGAACGCCCAGGCTACGGACAAACTCATCGCAGAAGGCCGCGCCTACCATTTGTCCCGCGAGACTGGCACGCCGCTACCGGTGCAGACGGATGAAGAGTTCGCCAAGGCCAAGCAGGAGAAGATGGCAAAACTTCAGCAGGAGGCAGCCGCGAAGCCCTACAAGAAGCGCCTCGACGAGCTTCAGCTTGAACTCTCGAACCCTGACCTGCCCAAAGTCACAGACAAAGACCTTTCCGACGCCGACAACGAACGTGCTGCCGCTGAAACTGAACTCATGGCGCAGCGTGGAACCGATGACCTCGCCACCCCGTTGACCGATGACGAGGTGAAAGCCGCGCTAGCCGATCCGTTGCGCAAGGATGCCGCGAACAAACTTCTCGCTGCACGCGAAAAAACCGCCGCGCTGCCGAAGCACGTCGCGAAGCGCCTGGCATTGGAGAAAGAAGCCTACGAGACAAAGAAGCGCATCCTTGACCCGCTAAAATACGCCGCCGACCTCAAGGCCGAAGCGCCGATGAAGTCAGACGACGAACTCAAGGCGCACGCCGACGAGATCAACAACCGCATCAAGGCCCGCGACGCCGATGTGAGGCAGGAAGCCGCCCGCATCACGCAGAAAGATGGCCAGTTCAGTCAACAATACGCGCTCACGAAGCAGAAGTACGACGAGGCGCTAACCGGTGGCGACCCGAACGTTATCGGCACGCTTGGAGACTCCATGCGCGACCTTGAGCAACAGATGCTCCAATGGCAGGGTTCCAGTCAGGACCAGCGCGCTGCCGTCGATGCCGAGTCGGAGCAGATCAAGCATGATGCAAGTCATTTGCAAATCTTGGCCGATGAGCAGAAGAAGCGCGACGCCGTGCGGCAGGATCAATACACCGCCGCTCTCGATGCCGCGCTCCCTAGCGCAGGCCAGAAGTACAAGTCCGTCACCGAGGACGCGTACAAGCGCCGCGAAGACCTGCGCGCCAAGTATCCCGACCCGTTCGCACCTGAGGCAAAGGCTGCTTTTGACGCTCTGAACAAGGATTTCGAGGAGAAGGCCACGGCCATCACCAAGGAAGCAGATGCAGCCGCCCGCGCCAAGCAGCAGAAGCAGCAAGAACTCCGCGGCAAAGCTTTCGATGCCGCACAGGCCGCCAAAAGCGAGATCGCCAAGCAGCGCGCCGCCGATCCTGCCGCGCCGCACGGCCTCTCCGACCTTCTCTCAATCTCCAAATGGAAGAAGGCTTTCACGATGACACACGAAGAGCGTTCTGCTGAGGACTCTGCCCAGATGCAGAAGCAGAAGGCCATCATCGTCGAGCAGATGAAGAAGGCAGGACTGGACCCTGAGAACCCCGAGCATCAGACGTTCATGGAGGATGCTGAGAAGATGGACTGGTCGAACGCCATCATTGCCAGCGACGAAAAGGGCGGGTGGGGCGGCAAGATGGGCGCAGAGCACGCCTTGAAGGGCATCACCAACATGCTGGCCAGCGGCAAAGACGATTCCACCGCCGAGATCAGCCGCACGCTGTCTGATGGCACGCTGATGATCAACCCGCTTCTTGTGCAGGATGATGCTGGGTACAAGAAAGCCGTGGAGAAGGCCGACGCCAAGCCAGAAGCCAAGGCCGCCGCGCTGAAACAGCTGCCTGAGCTTCAAATCCAGCAGGCCGCCGCGCTCCTTCCTGCCTTGCTCGACACTCCGAAGGCAACCCCGGGCGAAAGCTACGAGTCATTCGAGAAGCGCCGCGAGACCGATCCCGAGCATGGGGAATGGTTCAAAGGACTGCGCGACGGTGAGAAGGTGCGCGAATACTTCAAAGAGCAGCAGAACCGGGGGAATCTGGTCAACGTTATTGACTACCTCGGCACCCAGGCCATGAGCGGCCTGCTCCAAGCCGGCACGATGGTTCTCGGCACCGCCGGTATCGCCACGGGCTTCATTCCCAAGGTTGGCGAGGCCATTTCACAGACTGCCGCCGAGGGCAGCAAGATCGCTTCGTCCATGACTGCCACCACCCGCCAGGAAACCGGAGCGGGCGGAGCACTGCGGACAGTCGGCCAGATCGCCAACATGGCCCCGCCGCTGGCGCTCGTCGCTCTGTCGGGCGGTCGCACCGCGCCAATGCTGGGTTTGTCCGGCATGCAGACGGCTGGATCCCAGTATGCCCAAGGCTATCAGGAGATGCGCGACAAAGGCGCCACGCACGCAGAAGCATGGAAGGCACAGGCGCTCCCCGCAGTGGCCTCCGGTATCGTTACGGCCGCACTGACGCACGCGGGCGGGCAGAAAGGTATCGAAGCACTGTATTCACCTGCTGGCCGTGCTGCCGCCAAGGAAGCGATCAAATCCTATTGGACCGCGCTCCCCAAAGCTTTCGTGAAGGAGGGCGGGCGTGAATTCCTGTTCGAAGAACTGCCCGACGAACTGATTTCGACGATCATCGCGGCCAAGGCCAGCGGAGATGACCCAGCCAAGGCAGTTCACCAGCTGATCGACCAGCTTCCCGAGTTCGGAGCGGCCATCATGCTGCTTGGCGGAGCCGGTGGGGTGAAGGAAGCCATGCAGGAGAATAGAACAGCGAGCCAGCCGCCCGCCGAGGATCTTGCCGACGCTCCCACACCTTCCGTGTTGCCTGAGACAGAAGCCGCGAGAACCGCAGCGATTCAGGCATGGACCCCTGCCACGGTGCCAAACTCTGTGCTGAACGCCACCAAGGCCGCGCATGGCAAGGATGCCACCCCCGAGCAGCAAACCGACATGGCCCGCACCGCCGCGCACGCGCTGGTGGAGATTGCCGCCGGCGGAGATCCGCGCACGATGTCACCCGAAGTCCGCCGCGTGCTGGGCATCAAGATCAATTCCAAGGATGGCAGCATTGTGCCTGCTTCTGCCAACGTGATGCCGCTGGTGGAGAGTGTGGCCGACCCCAAGGGGAACCATCAGCCCGTCATCACCGATGCCGCCCGCGCATGGCTGGCAAAGGAGGTGCCGACCGCTGCCGAAGCCATCAAGTCGTCCTATGCGGAGCGCGTGGAGCAGATCAAGAACCCGCCGAAGCCTGCGAAGAAACCGAAGGTAGAGAAAGCGCAGCCCGCCAATGCAAGCCAAGAAATGTCGGCCACCAAGCTTCGTAAGCTGGCCCAGCAGAGGCAAAATGAGCTTTTATGGAAGAGGGACGGTAAAGCGGGCGGCACTGATGAGATTGCAACTAGCCCGCGCCAATTATCCGCAGCGGAAAAGGCCGAACTTGAATCTTTAGACAAGCATCTTGCCGCAGATGACACCGAAGCGCTTGCAAAGCAGTACGGAGTAAAAATCAAGGCTCCGGTTGACGTGACATCACCGGCCACGACTCCAACTGAACCCGCTGCATCGCCAACTAAAGCGACTACTCCGCCAAGTAAGCCCGCCGAAAGCGTCAATTCAGGCCAAAGTAGCCCCAAACTCCCCCGCGAACTCGCTAGCGCCAAGCCTCGCTGGAAAGAATACGAACTGGAGTTTGAAAGCGACATTGACCGCGCCGCCTACATCGCCGCGCAGGAAAAGCCATCGAAGCGTGATGCTGACTACTTGGCGTTTGCCATGAAGCACGCGGGTTTGTCTGAGCCTGCCGTCCGTTCCCATGGGGCCGCAGTCCGCGCCTACATCAAAGCCAACACAGGCAGCGCCAAAAACAGCAAGACTGGACCGACCATCGCTATTCCATCGCAGATGGAGGCTAGGAAGCCTGCCGTTGAAATCTCCCCCCACTTGATTGAGACGGTTCCCGAGGATTTGGCACGCGCCCAGGAAGACCGCACGGCCAACAATGAACGCTGGCAGCGGGCGGAGAAGTCAACCGACCCGATCCACGTCCTACAATTGCCAGGCGGCAAATACCGCGTGATCGACGGCCACCACCGGCTGATTGACCGCCTCGCCAAGGGACAGCCCATCATGGCGACCATGGGAAAGGCCAAGACTCCACAAAAGGAGGAAAAACCACAGCCAACAGAGCAAGAAAAAGCTCCACGCGGAACAATTGAGCCGGTAGCCACCGCCCCCGAGGACCGCAAAGACGCAGCGCAAGGCTTGGCAGGCGGCGCTTTACTCGCTGCCGCTGAGAAGCAGTCGCAGGCCGTGGTATCGAAGATGCAGGGCGAAGAGAAGCAGCGGGCCATCATCGCCCGTGATGTCATCTTGGCCGTCATCCGCCGCTACAATGGTCACTTGCCTATCGACCTTGCCAAGGGTGACAACGGTTTTTCGTTCAGCAACGAGGGCAAGGTGCTGATTAATCCCCGCAAGGCCATCATGGACGTGGTAGAGGCCACAAGCAGCAATGCCGAAGCTAAGACCATGGCGGAGAAGTTGTTCGACCATGAGGTGATTCACCTGTTCGCGACGAGCAAGATTGAACCCGCCCGCATCAAGGCCGTGTGGAACGACCTCCCGCAGGATGTCAAAAACGCCGTCATCAAAGCGTACTCCATCCGCCTTGTGGCATCCGGCCAGCCCGCCGTTGATTTGAACGACTTCGCCGGGGGCCATGAGTATTTCCGCGCCATGATCGAGGCCACGCGCACGGGTGTGCTCTCGGAGCAGGCCATCGGGCCAAAGCTGGCCGAGAAGTGGAAGCAGATCGTTCTCGACTTCCTCGCCATCCTAAAAGACCTCAAGAAGCAGTTCGCCAGCATCAAGTCGGAGGCCAAGCGCACCGAGCTTACCGCTCGCGTTGAAGCCATCCGCAAGGAAATCAGCGACGCCCTCGACCAGTTCGAGCGTTCCATCGCCCCCCAGGAAAGCAACAACCCCGGTAAAGAGCCTGCGCTGGCTACAAGTACCGGGGCTGTGAGCACGACCGAAACGTCTTCCGAGTCGCCGGTCAAGGGATCTACCGAAACCGTTGCTGCTGCTGATGGGGTTACTTCTATCACAAATGCGAAAGAGTCAAGTGTCAAAAGTGAGAAGCAAGAAGCCATAAGGGCAGGTATCCCGGTGAAGGAGGTTACTACCCCTGCCGCTATCAAGGAGAAGAATCCAGCGGATGCTAAGGCGCTCCGTGAGATGAAGCGTTACCTGCTGGAAAAGATCGACGATGCCATTGCAACGGCTGGCGACCCTTCGCAGCCCAAGGTGGTGATTGAAATCCCAGGAGACGGGACATTCACGCTGCACAACAACAAAAAGACGCTTCAGGAGTTTGCCAAGAAGGCCAAGAGTTTCCCGACATCGACGCCAGCGGCCACGGTGCCGAAGTTGACGGAAATCCGCCCTTCTGGTATCCCCGTGCTGAACAAAGGCAAAGTGACTACTGCCACACTAGTAAAAGTGGCCGGCGCATTTGCCTCAACCGACGACTCGCGGCAAAGCATCATGCAAGTGGCCGACTTTGGCGACACGCTCGTTGCTACCGATGGCCGCATGATGTTCACGGCTCCCATCCCAGGGGAAGGAACCGAGGAAGACCCTGTTCTCTACTCCGCGAATGGTGCAAGACTTGGCCCACAGTCGAAGAATGAGAAGTTTGGCAAATATCCAGGCTGGCAAGTCGCCATCCCGCAGGATGCGGAGGTTATTTACCGAGGACTCGACACGGGGCGCTTGTGGCAGATCCTCAAGCAGGCCAGCGCGGTGTACCGTGACACGAACTGGAAAGTCGTAAACGGCAAAGGGCAGACCGAAAACCAAACTCCTTACGTTCAAATCTTCATCAACCCCGACAATACCATTGGTGTGCGTGGGGAGGCCGACAACAGGACACAGGATGGTGGCGGCTACGTTTCAAATATCGACGTTTACGAGCATAACATGCAGCCAGGGGCGCAGATCGTTGGCCGTTTTGATGCTGACTTGTTCATGTCGGCGCTCGCGGCATTCCGTGCTATTGGCCAAGAAAAAGTTTCTATCAAAAGCACCGATGATAAGACGCAGGGAGCCATGATTCTTTCGTCCCGTGCTGCGGATGTCATTATCATGCGGGTGAAAGGCTTGTCTCCATCGGAGAAAGCCGCGCCGTCGCCAGCAGAAACCAAATCCCCAGCAATCTCCCCGCCCGAAATCAAGGATGATGCCCCATCCTTGAAATCTGAGGAACCCGCAGCACCGAAGGATGCCATCGACAGCGCGCTGGACGAGGCATTCGGTGGCCTGTACGCGCCCCCGACTGGTAAAGGCACGCCGTTGGACCTCTCGGAGGCTATCAGCGCCGTGGAAGCATTTTACGCAGATCCGAGCGAGCCGACCAACTGGCCCGAAGATTTGCAAGAAGACTTCGAGAAGGCTCCCTTGTCGCAGGCCGTTGAGAGCACCGATTTCGTGGCGTTTTACGAAGCACTGCCCGAGAATAAGCGCACCAAGGAGTTCACCCAGTGGTACGAGGAAGCCAAAGCCAACGAGACGGTGCAAAAGCGCCTCGACGGCTTTTATTCCACGCTCAAAAAGAACCCGCAGGCAGCATTCACCGCCGACGAATGGGCCGCGCTGCAAGCCAGCCCGAACGAGGCAAGGCGCGACATCGAGACGCAAAAGCAAGTGACGGAGCGCGCCATTCAGCAACTCACCATTCCCGAGCGCAAAATCTATGACGACGACCTTGAAAACCTGAATGAGTTCTGGGAATCGGACAAGCCGCAGGAAATGGCGATGGCCGGATTCCTCCCGCAAGTGAAGGAGCGCGTTCAGTCCACGATCCAGCAAATCGAAGCCCTTGGCCGTCACAAGTGGGACAAGACCATGCAGGCGTTCGACGAACTCGACGAGCCGCAGGTGCTATTCCAGAATCCCGGCCCGGTTGAGCAGGTGGCACTGCCCAAAGACCGCCGCGACGCCATGATGAAGGCAGCGGGCGCACTGGTTGACCTTGGCTTGAAGACTCCCCAAGAACTCGCCGCCCGCCTCGACAAGCTGGCTCCAAACGGTGCGCTGCGCCAATACGCCCGCTCGTTCTGGCGTTTGATGACCGGATTTGACGCGGAACTGGACGAGAATCCAGACTGGCAGGCGATTTACGCGCCGAAGGTGGAAGCGCCGGCGACGGCAGAACCGGACGCAATTCGCGACCTGATTCTTTCCGATGACAGCCGCGCCAAAAAAGCGCAGGCCATGAAAAAGTTGTCACAGGAGCGCGGCGAAACTATCAAGGAGACGCAGGAGTTCGTGGAATCTCGCCTTGTTCAGATCGCTGACGAGGTGGCACGCAATGGCGAGCCTGCAAAGGATCGGTTCGACGAACTTGTCAGCATCTACGACAAGCAGCCCCTCTTTTCCGCTCGCACCAGCACAAGCATGGAGAACCAGGCGTATTCTACGCCAGCACCGATGGCGTTTGTTCTCGGTCACATGACCGGCGTGACTCCGCAGACTTCCGTTTACGATGCCACCGCAGGCAATGGCATGCTTGAAATCGGGGCCAATCTGGAGAACTCCGTCGCCAATGAGATCGACGAAACCCGCCGCACGGGGCTGCAACAGCTTGGAGTCGGCACGATCACGAACAAGGACGCGACATCGCCAGTTGGAGCGTTCAAGGACCGCGCAAAGGCCCAGGTGGTTCACTTGAACCCGCCCTTTGGCGGCATCCCGAACACGAACTTCGATGGATTCGGCATTCGCAAGCTAGAGCACATCATCAGCCTGCACGCCCTCAAGGAAGGCATGGCCGACAACGGCACCGCTGCTATCATCCTCGGTGCCACGATGCACAATCAAGAGCAGAGCAAGGGCGCACAGTGGGTGTTTGAGAACTACCTGTACGGGAACTACCACGTCATTGATAACTTCGAAGTTTCCGGCGACCTCTACGGCAACCAGGGCGCAAAATGGCCCGTTCGCATCCTCGTTATCGCTGGCCGTCGCGCCGTGCCTCTCACCAAGCAGGACTTGGCCCCCAAAACGGTTGACCGCCTCGAAACATGGGATGATGTTTGGACACGCGCAGAGCGCACACGCCATGAAGTTGAACGCCAACGACAGATTCTCGGCACCGATGGACAATCCTCGGTACCTGCTGGTACTCCCACAGGGAACGAAGGAACCCAAAAACCGGGATCAGTATCTAGCGGCCAACCTTCAAATGCTCCAACGCCTGCAAGCGGAGGCAAGCGAGGAGGAAATTCAGGAGGCAAATCAAGTTCTTCGACAACTGGAAACGGAAGTTCTGGACTGGATGCCTCAGGAACTTCTGAGCAATCCGCAGACGCTGGAACTGCTGACCAGTCTGACGCCAGTGGACGGAAGCCCACTTCAGGAGTGGAAGGCGGGCGAGGAAGCAGCACTAAAAGCCCCTCGAATGCTGGAAACGGAAGCCCGACAGATCGCGGAAACGCTGACGCTGGCGGGGCGGATCAGTCAAATGATCGAGGCGTAAAGCGCAAAAAGGCGGAGGCCACCGCAACGCAGGTTCCCTACGACCCTGCATCAACGGGCAATCCATTTGAAACGCTGGTCCCTCGCGGCATTGGCGATGCGCTGCAATCCGCGCTCGCAGAAATCAAAGCCAACCGTGGCCCGATTGACCAGTACGTTGCCGACAGTCTCGATATGTCGGTTGCTGACCTGCAAAAAGCCATGGCTGCCGAGCAAATCGACGGCGTGGCGATGGCAATCTACCAGATGGAAACGGGCGGGGCGCTTATCATCGGGGACGAAACCGGCATTGGCAAAGGCAGGCAGGCGGCATCGTTGATCCGGTTCGCCATCCTCAAGGGCAAGATTCCCGTGTTCTTCACCAAAGACCCGAAACTCTTCTCTGACATGTGGGGCGACCTGCGCGACATCGGTACGCAGATGTCAGAGCCAAATGCCTCGGCGTCAGATTTGTCTGTTCGCCCACTGGTGCTTGGCGATGCCGAGAAGGCGCAAATCAAGACGCCTGACAATGTGGTTGTACTGAAACCCGCTTCAAACGCTAAGCAGAGCAAAATCTTTGCCGCCGCCAAGGAAGAAGGATTCGCATCAACAGGCCACAACGCCATTTTTGCCACCTATTCCCAGATCCGCGACCCGAACGCCCGCCAGGAGTTCTTGGAGTGGCTGGCCGCGAATGACGATATCGTTGTCGTTCTCGATGAAGCTCACGAATCAGCAGGCGATGGAGAAACCTCCATGCAGGCTGCATTTATGATGGGCGGCACCATCAAACGCGGCAAAGGATCGGCCAAGACGGAGATTACCAAAAGCGGACTGTTGAACGGCCAAGGCGCCATGCACCCGCGTGGAGGTGTGTTGTACCTTTCCGCGACCTTTGCGAAGCGTCCCGACAACATGCCCGTGTATTACCGCACGGACCTGCGCCGAGGCGCTGATAACTTCAAGCAGGTGGTGGAAGCCATGACCAGGGGCGGCGTGGCGCTGCAACAGGCCATCACTGAGGCGCTGGCCGAGGCTGGTCAATACACCCGCCGCGAGCGTGACTTCACCGGGGTAAGCTACTCCATGAAGCGTGTGGACGTGGGCGACGAAACGGAACTTGTCCGGCAGGTGGACGAAGTGACGAATGTTCTTTCTGAAATCTCTGCATTCTCGAAGCGGATAAGTTCAATCGTTCAGGCTTCGACGGCGCAAAGCAATTCGCAAACGTCCATGACGGACTTTGCTTCCATCGTTCACAACCAAGTCGGGCAACTGCTGCTGGCCGCGAAGGCGGATGCGGTGGTCGATGAGGTGGTTGAAGCGCATAAGCGTGGTGAAAAGCCCATCGTGGCGCTGATGAACACCATGGAGAGCTTTTTGCAGCAATACGTGGATGATTTGGACATCAAGCCCGGCCAACCGCTGAATTTGAACTGGTCAGCGCTGCTGGAATACGCACTATCAAGGACGCTGCGAGCATCCGAGAAGCTGCCAAATGGCGACACGGAGATTTTCATCGTTGATCCCGCTGACTACAATTTGGCCGGAAGGTACAATGAAGTGCTGAAAGCCGCCCGTGCGGTATCGGTGGAGTTCCCAGTCAGCCCTATTGACTACATCATCCAGAAAGCCAAGGCAGGCGGTGTGAATGTGGGCGAACTCACGGGACGCGAATCTGGCATCGACTACACCGATTTCAAGACCGGGGCGGGAACGTACCGCAAATTCAAGCGTGCGGACAAGAACACCCTCGTCAACACCTTCAACAATGGCACTCTTGCGGGGCTGTTGCTGAATGCCAGCGGTTCCACAGGCTTGAGTATCCACGCCTCCGAGAAGTTCAAGGATCAGAAGCCACGGCACATGATTATTGCCCAACCTGCGTTGGACATTAACGTGTTCATCCAGACTCTCGGGCGCATCAAACGCACGGGTATCGTGATGAATGGACGCTACCCAGGCGGGGAAGCCTACGGCGCTCGCTACTCGCATCTGACGTTGCCTCTCAACTCCGAAATGCGTCCCGCCATCATGGCGGCCCGCAAAATGAAGTCACTGAACGCCAACACCACGGGCGAAAGCGATTCGGCAGTGAAGATCGAGGCGGAAGACCTGATGAACCGGTTCGGCAATCAGGTGGTAGCCGAATACCTGTCCCGAATCCCTGAATTGCAGGGAGAACTCAACCTTGATGTCACGGAACGCGAAGACGGCACCGTGGAAGTGCCGCAGGACATCGCCCGCAAGTTCACTGGCAGGATGGCGCTGCAAACCAACGCCCGCCAGGGCGAAGCGTACGCGGAAATCATTGCAGACTACCGCCGCGCCGTGGAGCAAGCCAAGGTCACGGGAGACTATGACCTTGAAATCATCATTCACGATGACTGGGACGCTACCAAGGCGAGCTCAGAGCAGATCGTTGCCGGTACCGACGAAAGCTCTATTTTCACATCCAGCGTGAACGTTCAGGGATGGGACATGACCGATACCCGGCCCACCCCATCCGGCGCTGACATGCTGGCGGAGTTCACCAAGGAAAACGGCAGCAATCAGCAGCTAGACACCCGCTGGCAGTCTTTTTCCCGCGAGGTGAACGAACGTCTCGACGGTCTGGAAAAGCGCACCCAAGCAAGACTGGGTGAGGCGCAGGCCACATTGGCAGGACTGGCCGAAGCAGATCCAGGGTACAAGGCTGCGGATCTTGCAGTTTCCATGCTTTTGCGCCAACAGGGCAACATTGCAGTCAAAAAGGCCCGCTGGCGCGACACGCAGCGCCGCCTTGATGACATCATCGACGAAGCCGGGAAGCCCGTCATGCTGGAGAACGCCGAGACGAACGAGATGGATCACGGCATGATGACGCAGATCAAGTTCCCCGACATCACGGGGCAACTGCGCATTGCTCCGAGTGCGTTCAAGATGACGTACCTTCTCAATCGCCCAGGTGGCCGCATCTACCCTTCGTTGGCAAGTTTCAAGGCGGACGGCTACACACAGGCCCGTTCTCAGTATTATCTGGAAGACATGACCGGCGACCGTGGAGGCCGCAGAGAGCGCCGCACCATCCTTGTCGGCAGCCCAATTCGTGCCTATGGCGCGACGGGCGGCAAGGGCAAGGTGGTTCGCTTCAAATCGCGTGACGGAGAACTCATCACGGGAATTATGATGCCTCGTAGTTGGGGAATCTCAAATCTCGTCGAAGATCCACGCAAAGAACTGGCGGACGCAGCCGCCGTTGTTCGCTACATGCAGGAAAACCCGTATTCCGCTGGCTACGTGGAAAGCGGCGAGTCGGTGCGAATCCATCACAACTACGGAAGCTATCGGATCAGCGCCCCCTCGGCCCGCCGCACTGGTGGTGACATCTTCCTTGATGAAGAACTCCGCGACATCGTGGGAGACTTTAGCAAGAACGGCCAGCGCATGACTGCCGACCTCAACAGCAGCGATATTGAGCGTGCAGCCGCCCGCGTGGTGCAGATCACCGGTAAACGGTTCAAAGGCCAGGATTTGAACAAGGTACGGAAGGCAAACGGCACCGCAGAGGACAGCGCCGAATCCAAGACTGTCCGCCCAAAAAGCGCGCTCAAGGAAGCGGCAACGAAGGAATGGGACAAGCATATCGAAAAAGGCGGGTCACTCGGCCAGCCCCCCGCAGGCCGCGACGACCCCAACAGCATCCGCAACGCGAAGCGCATCCGCTACCGTGGCCTGTTTAAGAACCAAGAATCAAGCAATGGCCGCGCAATCACCGAGAACCTGAACAATCGCGCTCGCGCCGGCCAGATCATCCGCAGTTTCGAGCGCGATTGGGCACCGTTCTTCACCTACATCGACGACACGGCCCCCGAGGGTAAGCGCAAGGAGGCCCTGAAAAAGTTGGTGAACAAGTTCGCGATGTCTGACTCCCCTGAGAGCAAGTCGCTCTACAAGTGGTACTCGGAACTCCCCCTTGGCGAGCTTGTCCCCGAGGACACCGAGCGTGTGAAGGAAGCAAAAGAGCTGCTGCCGTATCTTGAGAATCTGACCATTTCCGCACCGACCGTAACGCACGTCATGCCCGATGGTGCGCAGTTGACCAGCGAAGGCGTGCAAACGCTCATGGCGAACCCTCGCGCCTACCACGGCACGCCCCACAAGGTGGACAAGTTCAGCATGGACAAGATCGGAACCGGAGAAGGCAATCAAGCTTATGGCTGGGGTCTGTACTTTGCTGAGTCCCGAATGGTGGGCATCGAATACAGGGACACCCTTGGAAACATGCGGCTGAAAATGCCCGATGGTGGCTATGTTGACGAGAAGCTGAGCACTTCAGGTGCAAAAAGAATCCTGCGCGAAGCGCGGTCCTACTGGATTGAAAAGAAAACTCTGAAACAGTTCAGGAGTGATCTCGAAATGCAGCGAGATCGAGCACTGGTCTGGGCGAAACAAGGGAATTCAGCTGAAAGCAATCAGCAGTTCGCCGCTGATGCAGATGAGATTCTGAAACTTACGGATGATGCAGTTCTAGAAAGCACAGGGAACCTCTATACCGTCGATCTGTTGCCAGACGAGGAGGATTTTCTCGACTGGGACAAGCCATTCCACGCACAAAGCCAGAAGGTTCAAGACGCCATCCGTGCATACTTGCCGACCAGCACGTCTATCCTCAAAAATCGTGACGATATTGGCGAATTCGAAGGACAGCGCATCTACACATGGATCTCCAACAGCGGCGACAAAAAAGAGTGCAGCAAAGCCATGCTGGCAGCTGGCATTCCTGGCATTCGGTATCTTGATGGAAACAGCCGTTCGTTTGCTGGTTTCTGGGCTGAATCCAAACCCGATGAATTCGGCAGGTGGTGGGTCACGAACGGACGCGAAAGGGTATACACCAACTCGCAGAGCGATGCAGCGGCAGAGGTCAAGAAACGGAATTCGGATAACCGTGGCACCTACAACTATGTGCTCTTCGATGAAAGCCTTGTCCGCATCATCGCTGAAAACGGGAATCCTGTGGATGCCGCTCTGGGTGCGCCTCCTTCTTCCTACCGCTCCCCTGTCAGCATGCTCGAAGAAGCCGTTGGCAGACTCGGAGGCACCGCGCCAGCGAACAAGCCCGCCGGCCTCAGCAGCATGTTCAACCCAAAGGCGGGCCGTCCTGCCACCGGGGAGCGCACGCTGTTCGAGACGCCAAAGAATCCAGGGCCCGCATTCCAGACGAAAGACCTGCACGCCGCCTATCAGCGCGCCATCCGCAGCACCTCTACGATCTGGGCGAGCATCCGCAGCGTGTTCGATGAGGCGAAAAAGCTGAATCCATCCCTGAAAAAGGTCGATTTCATGGCCCAGTTGAAGGCGGCCTACTACTCGAATCTCGTTGGCATCGAGCCGTCCGAGCAATCGAGCACAGTCAATGCCGCCGGTGACTTCACCATGCGCGACTCTCTCGGCGTGGTTCACACAAACATGGTGTTCATGCCGACCACCGAGGCCGAAATGATCGAAGCAGCGGAGCGCGACACAAGCTCGACTCCTGACCAGATCCTGAACGACTGGGCAAATTCTGAACTTTCGCAGCCGCCATCCCCTCCAATTGACCCGACCGTAGCCAACCAAGGCGACACCAGAGACAATCGGGAAGCGTTTGCGCGCATCCGAGGCTCTTACATTGCCGAGGAGATCACCCAGGCCAATTTCGACGAGATCCGCGAGAAAGTGCAAAGCCAGATAGACGAGGACGAAGAGGGGATGCTCGACAACATCCAATGGAAGGTTGCCAACGACGAGCAGCTGAGCCTTGAGGAGGAAATCGCCCGCCGAATGCTCGCCAACACCTTGCGCACCCGTGGTGTGCGGGAAAATGACCCTTCCCTTGTGGTGCTGGCAGATTCTCTGTGGGGCCAGGACATCCGCGACGCCACCGAGACCGCCCGCAAGCTCGCCGTGCGCGTCGACCAACTGCAATCACCGCAGGAACGCCTCGATGCAGCCATGGGCCGCATCATCGCCCCAAACCGGGCAAAACTGCGCGAACGCCTCACGACTGCGTGGACGCCATCGGCCAAACGCCGGGAGATTGCACGCCTCGAAGGAGAGATTGCAAAGGCCGCGACAGCAGCCAGCCGAGCAAGCCTTGAAAGGACACTTGCGGAAGCCAAGGCCCGCATGGATCACAACGACCTCATCGACAAGATGGCCGCTGAGAACAACGAGGCCGTGGACAAGATTTTGAAGCGTGTCGGCCTGACACAGGCAGACTTGACCATGACGCCCGATGACCGGCACTCGCTGCAAACCGCCGTGCTGGACCTGCCGCCGGTGAAAAACGCCATGGTCACACTCTCCCCCGAGGTGCAAAAGGCCATCGAAATGAGCGTGCGCGGCTACACGGACGCCGCAATCGCCCGTGACACTGGCCTGAAAACCGATGTTGTGGAGCGTGTCACCGAGCATTTCCGCAACGTGACTGCCAAGCAGGCCATTTCTCAGGCTGTCACCATCGGTAAGCAAACCCTCGGCGGATTCATCGAAGGCGGGAAGAACCTGATTCGCTGGATTCTTAAAGCGCCGCCCGCGCCGCTGCAAAACATGGTCAACATGGGGGTGAAGAACGCCGCCAACGTGCAGGCCCAGGTTCAGGCCATCTTAAACGCTGCCATTCCGACCCGCCGCAACCGCAACCGCCGCGCCCTGCATGCCGCCGTGGTGAACGGGAAGAAGGGCCAAAAGATCACCGTCTTTGTCCCCTACGACCCGACCGACTGGCAGCAGGTTTACCGTGTGGCCCGCGAACTCTCCACCCGTGACGCCACGGCGATGAACAAGGTGTACGAGTACTGGATCAACGGCATCCTGTCCGGCCCGCAGACGCATGTGGTCAACACCGCTTCAAATACCCTCTCGACGCTCTGGCACTACGGCCCGCAGTGGTTCGCCTCCGCGACCGTCAACACCATCATTCGCGACCCCAACTCGACGCAGTGGGGCGAGTTCCCGAAGGTGTGGGCAGGCTTTATGAAGGGCATTCAGCCCGCCATGGCAAACTTTGCGCTCGCATGGCGCACCGAGGCCGACCCCGTGGAGCACACGTACCTCGACCGCCCGGTGACAGTTATGTTCAACGACGCCTCCCTTGAAAAAGCAGGTGGTGGCAAAGCCCCGTCCATTGGTGGCATTCCTGGCCGAATCATTCGCTCGCCTGGCCGTTTCCTCGTCGCCATGGATGCGTTCGCCAAGACACTCATCATGCACGGTGAAGTGTCCGCCTACGCCTACCGACTTGGCAAACAGCGCGGCCTAGTCGGCGTGGCGCTCGAAAACTTCATGGCTTCGCAGATCGCGACCCATGGCTCTGAATCGTGGGAGCACTCCCTGCAAACGGCCAAGGAACTCACGTTCCAAGACGAGAATGACATTACGAAGGCCGTGGAGAAGGTCACGAATGCCGCCAAGCAGGCGAAGTACATCGGCCTCCTGTTCAAGTTCCTGCTCCCATTCGTCCGCACGCCGACCAACATCTACCGCACAGGCATGCGGAAAGCGGGCGGAAGCGCCGGTTTGCTGCTCTACCGTCTCGGCAAGGCCGGGTTCTATAAGATCCACAAGGGCGAAAACTTCTTCGACACCTATTCGAAGGGTAAGATGGTACAGGACGTGTCTGAATCGGTCATGGCTGGCGCTCTTTGGATGCTGGCTATGTCACTGTCCGAAGGCGACCCCGAGGACGAAAAGAAGGCGTTTGAGATCACTGGCGCACGCCCCTACGGCGTGGCAAATGCCGGGGAACGTGCCAGCCAGCTACGGCAGGAGGGCGGTTCAAACCTCATCATCATTCGCAAGAACCCTGTCACGGGCGAGAAACTGGCCGATCCGATCCGCATCCCATACGGGCGATACGAGCCGATGGCGCTGACCATTGGCACGCTGGTGGATGCCGCCCGCGAGTTCAAGGAGTGGTCACGGCTGCCCGGTGGCGAGCAGACCGCCGACAAGCTGGCAGGCACGATCATGCAGCACATCGTTGCCCAGGCGCAGGACAAGACGTTCCTGCAAGGCATCTCGTCCGTTGCCCAGTTGGCCGAAGACTTGACGCAGAACCGGCTTTCCCTTGGCGATTCCGTGGCAAAGCAGTTTGTCAACGGTGTGGTGCCGAACCTCATCCGCCAGACGCTTCGCCAAGCGCGGCCTGAACTCATCGACTCCAAGAAACCGCTGGAGGTGCTTGGATCGAAAACACTCGGCGGTGCGTTGTCCGAAGGGCAAGCCAAGATCAACGAGGCAGGGAAACCCGTCACTCGCCGCGGCGGACCGGTGGGCAATATTCTGTTCCCCGGTGCCACCGAGCCGAGTAAGGCGCTGTTTGATACCGCGTTGAAGGACTGGAACGCCCGCCATCCCAGCGAGAAGTGGAACCCTGACCCCATCACGAAGGGCGACTGGTTCATCTATGACCCAGCCATGGGCAGCAAAAAGGGCAAGTTCCCGCTCAAAGATTCGCGCCAGATTTCCCTGTTCGAGAAGAACGTGGGCATCATGTTCGACAAGCTGGCCGCGCAAGCCTTGGCGAAAACCGGCTACCGTCCCGGCGTCAAAGTCACCCCCGACCAGATCGAAGCCATCAAAGACGCTCGAACTGCCGCTATCAAACGTGTTCGTTCTATGCCACCATCAGCCTTTACTGTGAAGACCAAATGAATCACCTGTCCCCGCTCATTCATTCCAGCATCGGCATGACCGCCGCTGACTTCCAAGAACTCGTTTCCTACATCAAGGCACGCACTATCTACGAGCGCGACCTGCTTGGATGGGGAGACAACCGGTTCTTCAAGGCCAACTCACTGTTTGCCAAGTGGGCGCAGGTGGAGCGGCAGGTAGAGCAGGATTTCAAGGACCGAGTGCAGCCGAACAGCATTTACGAGGACTCAAACCTTTCGCAAAACCTGCCTTTCACCATCGCCAGCCAGCATCTTGACCGGATCACCCGCGACCTGCTCGACGGCCCGAAGTTCTTTGATGTGAACCCCGAAGGCGACGAGGACGCCCGTTTGCAGGCACAACTTCTGTCGATGCAGCCGCCGATTGTGGAACCGGGGCAGATCCTACCACAGACTCCGCAGAAGCCGACCGAAACCTTGATGCGCGTCCTTCACAAGGAGTCCCGCGTGCGAAACCTACATTCGACCCTCGCAAAAGGCGTGCAGAACGCCCTTTTTCGTGGCCATGAGATCCTGCGGCCAAGCTACGAGCGCCGGCAGATCCCCAAACGCGTGCAGGTGAACGCCTGGCAGGTAAACGGCGTCAATCTGCGCGACTCGAAAAACAAGGTGATGATGTGTGACCAAGGCTGGCAGTCAGACCCAAGCCAGCCGCCAGACAAGGCTGAAATCGTGTCGTTGGCCGATCCGCGCATTCGCCTCCCCGCAGGTACCCTGCTGACCAAATCGCCCGAGCTTTACGGCGTCAACCGCATGACGACGGTGACAAATGGGTGCGATGTGAAGCCGATCTATTGGGCCGACTTCGTGATTCCAGTCATTTCGACGTGGGAGGATGCCGACTTTCGCGGGCATTTCTTCCGCGCCTCCGTCGATGACATTATGTCGATGTACCCCAAGGAGACTTGGACGAACGACGGGGGAGCCTACTGGAAACGCCACATGAACGGCGGACTTGGCATCAACCAGCGTACTTTTCAGGTGGTAGCCACAGAAGCCGTGCTGGACCGTGGCGAAGTGCAGATATTCACGCAGGACAGCCCATCGTTCAACACGAAGGCATCCCGCCAACAGCGGACCTTTTTCGAGTGGTGGGGGCGCTACGACGCCGACAAGGACGGGTACGCAGAACCGCTGCACATCGTGCTCGACTGGGAAGATGAGACGGTGATTCGCATGGAGGGTGCAAACATTGTGCTTCCGTGGATGGAAGCCGCGATGCCAAACCCATACTTGAACATGCGGATCTTCCCCGTGGACAAGCGATGGTACGGCAATGGCTACTACGACGTGTATTCATCGTGGCACCTTTTTGGGGACCGCTGCTGGAATCAAGCCGTGCTCGACATGGAGAACAGCGGAAACCTGTTCTTCCAGAACCGGGGAGCCTACGTCAACCCGAACGACGCCGACAACCTCGGCTTTCGCACGGGCCTTGTTTACGACATCCTCAGTTCAGCGGAAACGCCGATCAAGACCGTTTCCGTGGCCTCAACAGCAGGCACCTACCTTGACGCCATGGACCGCGTTTCGCAGCGCATGCAGGCGCACGGCGGCACGATGGGGGCGGCAGATCCAGCCAGCAGCGCATTACCTGGCGCTGACACCCTCGGCGGCCTGAATAAAATATTGGAGCAGGGAGACGTTTTTGTCTCTGCCCGTGAACGCGAACTCATGCCGGCGCTGAACGAGGCCGTGCGGCAGGTGGCCGACATCATGGTTTATGCCATCAAGCAAGATCCCAAGTCGATGATGGATCAGGTAGGAGAGATGGCGGGCGGGATGCTCCTGCAATTCCTCAACGCACGGCCCGAGCACGTCCGCGACCTCATCGAAGTGAACCTTTCCAAGGCATTCGGCAGCGGGCAGGTGCAGACCGCGCAGGCCATTATTCAGAGTTTGGGCGCATGGATGGGAGTCCCGAGCCTCTACAAGGTGCAGTTCAGGCCAGCGTATGAGCTTGTCCTGCGTGGCCTCGGCGTGTCCGACCCGAAAACTTACCTTGCCGACCCCGAAGCCGCCATGCTGGCGCAACAGGCGATGATGCAGCAGCCGGAACAACCGGGAGAGCCGCCTGCTGGTGGACCTCCCGCGCCCGCCGGACAACCTCAACAACCCGCCCCGAATCAGCCACAATGAAAGCCCAAGCACCTACCGAAGCAGAGAAGGAGATGCGCGCCCGAGTCGTTCAAGCGTGCGTTTTGATGGACGATGACTCGAATCTACGCCTCCTGCGTGACGACTACCTCGACGGCGAACAGGAGAACTTGGCCGCGCAGGCATTGACCCTTTTGGAGCAAGCCGTCACGCTCGAACAGTTTGCCCTCGCCAAATCCTGCGCCATCGCCCGTGTAAAAGTGCGTGCATTTCAGCAAAGTCTGGTGAAAATGGCGCAAGACAGCAAGAAAGATTCTGAAAAACCCACTCCTGCGCCATGACCTCCACTCCGACCATTGCAACAATCTTGGCACAGGAAGACGGCCCCGTTGAGGAACGGCACTATCAGCGCCGGATGTTGGAAGCCGTGGGAGGCGTTGCCGCTACCTTGGCTGCTGGAACAAACACCATCGGCGCAACCAAGGACGCAGGCCCGTCGTGGACCGTGGCACGGCTTTACACGCCCATCACCACCGCCACGACCACCGACATCACGGCGGCTCCGACCAGCGGCCAAAAGATCGTGCTGGACGACTGCCTGATTTCCTGTGACGCGGCCTGTGCGGTGTCCATCGTGGAAGAAACCAGCGGCACGGTGTTTGCCAAGGTCTTCATGCCTGCCAACGGCACGGTTCAAATCACCCTGCGCGACGCCCTCAAGGCGGCGGTGGCAAACAAGAAGCTGCGGGCGATCACGTCTGCGGCGGTGAATTGTTCCATCACTGCGTGCTATCACTCGGAGGCGTAACCTATGGCTTTTCCTGCTGCCTGCTATCCCCATGGAGGTCAACAAGCCGCGCCGTTTGTGGGGGCGCTGGATGCTTACACTAGCGGTTTGAAAGTGTGCTGGAGCATCACAAAGCGTCAACTTACGTCATACGCAGGCACCGCCGCATTGGTTAGAGCCGACCGGACGGGGCAACCGACTTACCAGATTCCATTCCTGGCTAATGGTGACTGGGATACAGCAGGGCTACTGAGCTTTGCGGGAAGTGACTCTGTGTATGTGGTGACTGTGTATGACCAGTCAGGAGCTGCCATAGACTTGACACAAGCGACTGCCGTCATTCAGCCGCGAATCGTTAATGCTGGTTCTTTGGAGACTGCCGGGATGCGGTTTTACTCCAACCAGCGAATTAACACCGCTTCCCTTGCCTTCACCAATTTTGCGAGTGCAACAGCGGTGCAGGTGGTGAGTAAGGCGACGATTCAAACAGGCGGCACCAACGCAAGGTTTTTTGATTTTGGACTGGCAAGCGAGATCGCTTCTTATCTCCCTTTTGGAACCGATGTCTATTGGGATGCTCCGCAAGCCACAGCACGTATGAACGCCACTCTTCCAGGCGGCACGGTGGGGAGTGAAAAAACTTTCAGTTTTGAGCGGAGTGGTGCAAACCAAGGAGTCGTCATTAACGGCAGCAGTCTTGTGTCTGGCAGTGGGGCGGCTGGTAGCATCTCAGCCACAGCCCCGTTTTATGTCGCAAGTGATTCATTTGTAGCATCAACGTGGCGCGGTTGGATAGCCACCATGGTTCTCTGGGATAACACGACCGATGCCGCAGGGAGGGCGGCGGCGCTGGCATGAACGAAGATGTTTACATTCCTTCTGCGAAGGCGGAGGAGCTGACGGCGGCGCTGTGGGAGCTGTCTGATCCGAACCCGACACGGGGGACGACGGGGATGTTTCCGGGGGTGAAGGAGCGGGATGGATCGATGTGCCTGCTGGTGCGGCAGGACTACGGTATTCCGGTGCATGGGACAGCGGTGCTGGGGAGGATCGGGGGGATCTTGCAGCCGTGGATTGACGATGAGCTGCTGCCGGCTGAGACGAATCAGAGACTGAGCGATTACATCATCTCGATGCGCGGACAGAGACTGGTGGTTTACCAGGCGTTTCCGGCGCTGTTCAAGCTGCGGGATGCGGGGAACCCGGAAGGGCTGGGGCGGACGAAGACGGAGATGATTGAAGAGGGAAGGCTGGAGGGGCCGAAGATGCCATGAGCGCGGCGGAACAGCTGACGGAGGTGCTGGATGCGAAGTTCCGGACGCCGGTGAGGTGGCTGATCGCGCTGGTGGTGTTTGTCATCATCGGGACGACAGCGGTGGTGACGATCGCCTATGACGTGCGGCAGATTGCCATCGACGCGAGACGGGATGCGGTGGAGGCGAAGACCACGGCGGCGGATCTGCGGGCGACGGTGATCGGGCATGAGAGGGACATTGCGGTGCTGAAAAGTCAACTGGGGAGGGGTGGGGAATAAATTTCAATTTATGTGGCCATTCACTCCCAAGCCTCAAGCCAAACCTCTCCGCCGTCGGTTGACCGGCGAGACGGTGAGCGGGCTGGTGCGTGAGGCGCTGCTGGAAGAAGCGGCAACAAACCTGCGGGTGATCATGCAGAAGGACGAGATGGCCTGCGTGGAACTGGCGGAGCTGCATGCGCTGGCCAAGAAGTGCGCGATGCCGTGGCGCAAGGATGTGTGGGAGTGCGAGGACATTGCCCGGAACCTGGTCAACGAGGCGCAGAAGATCGCGGCGAATGAGGGTTGCTCGTGGGCCATCGGCACAGTGCGTGCGCGGCCTCCCGGTTGGAGCGAGATGCAGGTGAAGCCGGACGCTTTGCATGTGTACGTCTGGTACATCACCCTCACCGGGCGCGTCTATTTCTACGATCCCGCGGCGCGGACGGCAGCGTATGAGGACGACGTTATCGAAGCAGACTACGCCATCACCTAAGCCATGAGTACGCGCACCCTTTTCACCCCTGACATCGAGCCTATCAAGGATGCTGATTTTCTTTTTGGCATCTGGCCTTGGTCGCGTGGCCCCATGTGGGAACTGCAACCAGACTGGACGTTCGAGGTCGCCAACGGCGATTTCAAACAGCGATATGCCATCCCCGCTGGCTATCAGTTCGACAAAGCCAGCGTGCCTGCATTCTTTTGGAGTTTTGGCTATACGCCAGACGGACTTTGTACCGTCCCTGCGCTTGAGCATGACTTTCTCTGCGACATCTACTCTGGCGGCTCTGGATGGCTCCACGAGAAGCTTGGAAGCATCCCTATCGCTCCGCCTGCGCAAGTGATTCACCGCCATTTCTACAACCAGCTTGTGAAGTGGGGCATGAGGCCAGGAAAGGCTCGCGTCATGTGGGAAGGCGTACGTAATTTTGGACCGGGGGGTTATATGCGCCCCTCTTCTTGGTTCCAATGCAAAGCAACAAACACACAACACTCATGAAACGCACCGCCCACTACTCCCTCATCCTCATCACCGCGCTCTTCTGCGCCATGCTCGCCTCTTGCGCCAGCGGCCCGCTCACCCAAGAGCAAGCCACCGCCAACGCTCTCGCCACCGCCGCCGCTACAGTCAACGGCTATCTCATTGGAGGCAAGGCAGGCGCAATCCTCGGCTTCACCAACCAAGAAGTGAAGAATCTCAACTCGCTGGCGCAGAAGGCGAACGCCGCCATCGCCACTCCAGTCACCAGCTCCAAAGAGCCAGTTGTTATTACCCCATGAGTCCGCTGGAAATCGCCGCCCGAATCATCCTCGCCATCGCTGCTATAATCGGCGTGGTGGTCGGGGTGTTTTGGATTGTGCGACCGCGTGGCAGGTGATAGCCTGCCAACGTTTGACATTCTCGAACCACCATGAGCACAGAATCAGAATTGGCACGCCTTAGCAGCGAGCAGCGATACGGCGCGTTGCTATGTTGCGTAATTACCATTTGGCTTGCCGTCATATGGTTTAAAGCAGAAGACACTGAAAAACGCCTCCAAAAATTGGAGCAGCGGGAGGTGGCGAAGCCGTGAGCCTGTCACCCGTAATCGCCTACACAGTGGCGACCCCTGGATACTTTGAAATGGCCTATGAGTGCGCCCGCCGCATTCGCCAGTTTACTGGAATCGACTGCCTCATTTTAACGTCTGAAGATCGCGAAAATGGGTACTCGCTCAAATTTGAACTGGCCCGCCTAGCTGGTGGCCGCGTGTTTATATTTGCGGATGCCGACTGGTGGGCAATCAAGCCTTTCTCGGTTCAGGAATTCATCGGTCTAGATGGTATGGCGATGGTTCGCGACCCAGCGGCAACGCATGAATCCAACCAGTTTCCCGCAACGGATTCGGTAGCCCTTGGTTTTCCTCCAAGCAGATATTCAAATACTGGTTTTTTTGTGGCGAACAGCCAAGACTCGCGTGTGATTCAAGCTTTCGACAAAGGCCACGTTTTGATGCAGGAAAAGCATGCTGGCCTTCACCCCGGAGTGAGAGATTCCACGGAGCAAAGCATGTTCAACAAGGCGCTGTTTGACTGCCAGTTACCCACACAGTTCCTCCCGGCCAAATTCAACACGTACTATTACAGCGTCCCCGCTGGCCTGATTACCTCCATCCCCGCCGACATGGTGGCCGTGCATGCCGCAGGCGTCCCGCTTGAGCGCAAAATGGAGTGGCTGCAAATCCAAGTCAAAGCATGGGAGATTTACCACTGATGGACGAACGGGATGTTAGAACCGCGCTTTCAATCATCTCGGACATGCCGAGGGCGAAACAGTATGAACTTGCGTGGAGTTGCCTTGCCGAGAAAAACAACAACATCAAAGCCAACGCAAAGTGCTGGCTCACGTACCGCACCATTGACGGCGGGATCACATTCGAGGACTGGCAGAAGCACGTCGAACAGTCTCCGGTACCGAATCTGTGTAATCATCCCCGCTGGTTCGTATCGCTGAACACGGGAACCGCTTACGTCAAGATGCTGAACGGCCAAGACGCGGTTCCCATCATTGAAGAGATCCGCGCTTTCGACATCACGCCATGCCCAGGGATGCTTTTGAACTTCATGCGCGTGTCTGCCATCCTCGCGAATCACCTTTTCATCGAGCAGCTTCTAATCAACTGCATCGAGGTGGTTCACCAATCCATCGAAACTTGGCAGCGCGTCGTTTCAACCATCGACCTGATGAAAACGCCGTCATGGGTAGCCGATAACGGCTTTGACATGGCGCCGCTACATTGCCTCCTTCGCATTGCGTCACGGCTCAAGATGACCGCCGTACCCATCGCCAACGAGGACTGGATAGACCACCTGCTCAAATCGCAGAAGCATTTGCCATGGTGGCGCTGCATCGAGAAACTTTCGCGGGAGAAAACGATATGGTGACGATCCGAACACGCGCAGAACTGGCGGAGAACCTATTCCGTGGAGTCGGTGCCGAGCTTGGCGTTGCCGCTGGCGCATTCTCCGCGCACATCCTGCGGCAGGAGCGCGTCTCGCTGCTCTACTCCATCGACCGCTGGAACGATCATCACAACATGGCCGAGTACATGACGGCGCTGGCCCTGCTCAAATCGCACGGGAGCCGGTCGCTGGTGATTCGCGCATGCTTCGATGAAATCGCGCCGTGCATCCCGAATCAACACCTCCAGTTCTGCTATGTGGACGGGTACGCGCACACGGGACAGCACGGAGGCAAAACACTGGCCGACTGGTGGCCCAAACTTAAACCAAACGGGATTTTTGCAGGACATGACTACTCGCCACGCTACCAACCAACAATGGACGCCGTGGACAGCTTCGTGAAGGCGCACGGGCTGGAGTTGAACCTTACCACCGAGGACGAACTGCCGAGCTGGTGGATTCGGAAGCCTGTATGAGCACAGACCCCAAGAAAGCAGCAGGCGAGCAGAAGCCGCAATTACAACTCATTCCGCCCGCCCTCAACCGAGAGACGGCCTTGCACTTACTCTGGGAGCGTCCAAGTACGGGCCTTGGAATTGGAGGCAGAACCGGGTAGAGATGATGACCTATCTAGGGGCCATTCGTCGGCACATCGACTGCGTTCTAAACGGCGAAGACCTCGACCCTGAGAGCGGGGCGCATCATCTCGGCCACGTTGCGGCAGGCTGCGGGATAATTCTGGACGCGATGAATCACGGCACCCTCGTTGATAATCGACCGCCGCTAGCTTCTTCCCCATCTGCGCGAAGAACTCGGAAGGCTGCATCACGTCCCCCGAGCAAAAGCAGCACCCCGCCCACAAGGAGCGGCCATTCTTCCAGCAGGTAGGGCAGAGGGGGCGGGTCATGCCTTTTTGAATTGCTCGCAGACAGCTTGGCGAAGCGCCGCCGCTAACTGCGCCTCGTTGCACGTTTCGGCATAATCGTCTGCGTCCAAGGTGCCTTGAACAAGGCCAGCTTTAATAAGGGGCGGCGCAAGATCGCAGGTGAACCAGCCGGAATTGCCAAATGGGCGTTTCCCGCTGAAGCAGTCCTGTTTGTGGATGAGAGTCAGAAGTAACTCTTGCAGGTAGTCGCGAACCGTCGCGGCGTTTGCATCATTGTCCCCCATGGGAAGATCGAGAATCGGATGCGGTGTGTTGTTCATACTGGTGCTTTCCTTGATGGCTTGAATGGTTACACCTCGAAAGAGGGCAGCGAGCGAAGATCGCCACCCTTCGCGATAAATTCCCCGAGATAATGACTGCCGGGAGTTCTGCCAAGGATTTGAATTTCGCTTTCTTCCACCCACACCTATTTATCTTTGGAGGCGCAAAGTTTCCATTGGTTATCCTTCTCAGGATCGGCACGACGGATGATTTCACCTAGCCATGTGAGGACGTGGCTGTCATTCACAACAGTGCCGTCGTTGTAGTAGCAATCCCCCATAACTCGTCACTGCTGCGGTGGGCGAATGACATCGGTTTCTTCTTCGGTTTTCATATTCGGTGGTTCGTGTGTGTTTGCGTTCTCTCTCAGGCAGAACCCCTCCCTCCTCCCCGGCACGTACCAGAAAGAACGAGGGGAACCCTGCCGACCATGTTTATCCTCGCGCCAGCACAGCACTTGCCGCTCCCTGCGAGTAGTCCAAGAGTTGACGCGATGGACGGCACTGGCTTTCTCACGGCCTGCATTGTCGCGCTGCTAGCATTCCTGCTTCGCTGGCCTCTTTGATTGAGTAGGCCAAGGATCAAACGAAAGGGCGCGCCCTGTGTCACCAGAACGCGCCCTTTGTGCTTGCGCAGGAGGCCGTGAGAAAATTGTTCTACGCTCTGGTGACACAAAGCGATACCTTTCGGTAGGGGACAAAAGCAAACAAGTTTCAGCCCGTCAAGGCCGAAAAATGGCGATTTCAATTCTAGATTGACCTTGTGGGGAATATAGACTTTAATTCGACATGCTCCGAACCAATCACCCTCTTTTCGACCCCGCGACCGACGCCCCGGTTGCAGCCGCCTCGTCTGTTCCCCCGGTGAACTTCAACGAGAACACCGAAACCGTGGGAATCGACGGCTTCACCGATGTGGGGGACTCCCCGGTCGGTACGATCATGGAAGTGTCGCCGCTGGCCCCGCCGATCAATCCGACGGCCCCGGTGCCGAATCCTGCCCAGCGCACGGCAGAGGATGTTTTCGAGCCTGAACCTGTCCCCGCTGCATTGCAGCCCGCCCCGGCCCCGGCCCCTGCACCAGCCAAGCCCGCAGAACAAGCCCCAGTTGACCCCGTGGCCGCAATGGCATCGGCCATGCGTGCCGCGCATCCGCACGAATCCGCTGCCCAAATCTCCGCCCGTGTCGCCGCTGCTCTTGCCGAACCCGGCGAGGAAGAAGCTGGCGAGCATGAAGCCGACCCCGAGTTGATCGCTTTGCAGGACATGGACACGCGCCTTGAAGCCCTTCGCCAGCAGGCCAATGAAGAAGGTACGTCCGACTACGATCAGGACATTCGTAATCTCGAACTCGAAAAGACGAAGGTGGAAGCCCGCCGCGAGATGCGCCAAGAACTCGCAGAAGGCCAGCAGATCGACGCTTTCTCCCGTGAAGCAACAACTTGGGACCAAGAAGCAGGCCGCGCTTTCCCTGCCGCCGACCAAGCAGGCCACCCCCTTGCCAACGCCGTGAACGCACGTGTTGCCGCCATCAAGGCGCAAGATCCAGACTTTTTCATTCGCTCCCCAGACGCCGGCTTCTCGCTCGTCGCCTCGGAGGCAGCAAAATTGGGCATCGCCCCAATCGCTAAACAGACCGGACCCGTACCGTCCCCGCAACAGCCTGTGCCCATCGCGGCCCCGGTTGCCATGCCTGGATACGTGCAAGGGTCACACCGCCCCGCCGATGGACCTGCCCCAGATCCGACGATGGCTTTCCTTAACCGCATGGCCGACGCCGAGAAATCGGGTTCGTTCGCCTCGCAGTTGGATGCCGCTCGTTCCTTTTCTTCGGGTGGATTCAACGCGGCAGGGGTAGCCTTCGCGGGCTAGACAGACAGCCAGGTGTGCTGACGTGGCCGTGTGCTGCGGAACGAAATTTCTTCTCTTTGGGGAAAGCTTCTCAATCCGTGCTTTCGCACATAAACCACTCAATCACCTACTGTTATGGCTACTTATACCTCTGTTAACGCTCAAGCCGTCGCCGCCGTCGCCGCCCAAATGGCCGACCCCAAAGAAATCGCTTGGAAGTGGAGTCTCCACACCCAGAAGCGATTCAACAACCCATATGACATGCTCACGGGCGGGTTCATGGGCGCTCGCCCCATCAAGGAAATCCTCGACACCACGAAGCAGCACGGTACCCGCGTCGTCTTCACCCGCCAGGCCGCTCTCGGCTCTCAGGGTGTTTCCGGCAACGGTACCTACGTGGGAACTGAAGAACAGCGCGTCTTCGGCCAGTATGAACTGAACTTCGGTCATCACTTCTTCGGCGTGTCTGAAGAAGACCTTGCAGGCGACCAGACCGTCGTGGGCATGGGTGGCAAATTCGACCAAGCCGCCGTTCCTCTACTCGCAGACCGTCTGCGCATGCACGACCGCGACGTTCTCGAAGCTACCGCCATCGCTGGCGCACACAGCCTCATCACCGTGTTCCCGAACTTCAAAGCCTCGGTGAACGCCCTCGGCACCGCTGACTACATCAGCCACACCAGCGTGCAGCAGTTCAAACTCCAGGCCCCTGCTGCCAACGTCCGCAGCATCAACGTTGCCAAGACGAAGGATCAGATCATCTCCAAGCACTTCCTCACCGGCAGCCAGTACGCTCTCGGCACGATGATGCAGTCCAGCAGCTTGCAGACGCTCATCAGCCAGGCCGGTAGCCGTGGCAGCGAAAACGAACTGTTCGGTGGCCAGCTTCCCGAGTGGGACGGCACCAAGCTCTACAAGTTCGAGATCGAAGACGACGACAGCGACGGCCCTAAAGGCTCGTTCTTCGCCCCTCGCGCCTACCTCGGCGTGGCAATCACGGCCAGCAACACCGCTCCCGTCATTTATGGCGGCGGCGTCAACGCTGGTTCCAGCATTGCTACGGCACGCTCTGCCGCTGCGTCTGCCAAGACCAACGTTGGCTACTTCCAGGCTTTCCCCGGTGCTCCGTACGCTGCCAATGGCCGCACGATCATCGCCCAGGAAACCAGCGACAACAAGTATGTGATGATCCAGAACATGAGCGGCGCGAACGTGTTCAAGTTCGGGTTCTACACCTACACCACGACCTCGGGGAACACGATTGCCACCACGGAGCGCCTTCGTGCCTCCGCAAGTGGCGGCGCTGTCACCACGCTGACCGGCTCCACGATCACTTGGGACTCCGCTCCTTGGGTGGCAACCCCTGCCGCTGGCAGTGGCTACGCTGGCCTCACCGATGCTCACCCCATCGGCAGCCTCATCGTTCCCGTGAACTCCAAGGGCGTGTACACCGTGAAATCCTTGGTCATCGGCCAGGACTTCATGATGACCGGCTACGGAAGTGTGAATGGCAAAGCCACTGGCGCAATGGGCCTCCGCACCACGGAAGTTCAGGATCACCAGTCCAAGCTCGCCATCGGCCTCCGCCGTGTGTACGGCATGGATGTCATCAAGAACAGCTACGGCCTCGCCAACGGGTACTTGCTGGTGACGAGTGCGTACAAGCTGCCCGGCATGCCCGACATCGCATAACCCGCCCGCATCTGCATCTTCGAGCGCGGGCGGGTTAGAACTGCCCGCGCTCTTTTGCTGAACATCTCACTCCCCATCTTTATGCCTACTCTTTTACTCGACAACATCCCCTCCAATCTCCGCGACCTGCCGCTCTTGACCGCCGCAGATCGTGCTTTGCTCACCAGCTACACCGCCAACGCTCAGGTAGTTTGCTTCGATGCCAACAACCCGCTTGCCCGTCCGTTTCGCATGGGCCTTGCGGAGTTCCTGACTTCGGCAGCACTCGCAACGCCGACGCTCACCACTCCAACCATCGCGGGTGCGCTGAAATCAACCACCAGCACTCGCACGGGAGTTGGCGCGATTGATGTCACCTCGCTTGTGACCGAAATCGTTACCACGGGGGCCAATGCGCTCACTTTGGCCGATGGTGTTGACGGGCAAATCAAAATCCTCGCCATGAAGACAGATGGCGGAGACGGCACCCTCACCCCGGCAACCAAAACCGGGTTTACGACGATCACCTTCGACACTGCTGGCGACGGCTGCGTGCTGGTGTTCACAACGACAACCGGCTGGATCTGCGTCGCGAACAACGGTTGCACGCTGGCGTAAGCTGGCCTTTTCTCAATTCCGTGGAAACCGGTGGTTCGAGCTAAGCGGAACGGCGCACGGTGCTTGCTTTTGGCGGCATCGTGCGTCATCCTTTGGCTTTTCACCTACTGAACCACCATGACTCTCCGCTACCTCGTCTCTTACCATGATGTGAACACCTCGCAGCCCATCCGTGACGTGATGGGGGCGCTGATTTGCTTCACGACGCTGCAACCGAATGGCAAGTTTGCCGCCGTCCTGACACGGTTGAAGTGGGACTTGCTGCGGGCGACCCGGTGGACATCTCCGATTCAGGATATTGGATTCCTCATCCCTGACGTGGACTTTCAGGCCAACGATGGGAAGATTTTCACCACGTTGGAGGAGTGCGCGGAGCATGAGCAGTCCCTTTTTCTGAACGAGGAAGAAAAATCAGACGCAGGTGCCGCTTGTTGTGTTTTTGACGACATCCACGCCTCTACCGACCTCACCGTTCTCGAATCCCGCATCCTGACCGCCGTTTCCCAAGGGTCGGTTCACACCAAAGACCTGCGCGAACAACTTGAAGTCAGCGGGGAGGACATCAAGGCCGTGGTGAGTGCGTCACAATTCCTCGTCTGGAAAGGCCCGCGTGTCGCGCTGGCTGCAATCTCTACCCCCTCCTGACCATGCCAACGATGATTAACCGACTACGGGACCGCGCACTAGGTCTGATGGGCCTTGAGGACATCAGCCACGCCCCCGCCGCGCTCACAAATCGGATCATCGACGACTGCAACCGGGCGCATGCCAAGATCAGCGCATTCCTTGATGACACCTATCATTTCGAGGACGTGCGCGGCGTGTATGTCCAGCCGCAAGTAACGACCACCGTTGACGCGACCCGTGGCAGCCTCACGATTACCAATCTGTCAGGATCGGCGGCATGGATGAACGGTTGCACCTGCCAAGTAGGGGATTCCACGACCCCCAACCGACTCCGCAAGAACCTTGCTTCTGGCACGTTTGAACTCGCGTTGCCCCACATGGGGACCACGGGTACGGGCGTTCAGATCAAGGTGTGGCATGACTCGGTTCAGCTTCCGACCGACGTTCTGCGGATCAAGGGACCGTTCAAGTATGATACGACGTGGATCTACCCCACCGAGGCCAACACCATCCGCCGCAACTTTGGAGATACGGCGCTGCCAGGCACGCCAACCCGGTTCGCGGAAATCACGGTACGCGGTGGCGATGCCGCCCAGTACCATGCGCTGCTGCTCGACCAGATCCCCGCTGGGAACTCGGTTATTACCTACACTGCCGTTGGCAAGATCGCCAATTTCGCAGATTTGAACGATGCACGCGAGCACACGGTGCCGTTCGACATGGAGGCTTCCATTCTCTTCCCGATTTTCAGCTTCTACCTTGCTGGCTTCCCGCTGTTCGAAGGTTCTAAGGATGAACTCAGCCGCGATTACGAGGAAGCCCACCTTTGCCTGCAACGGCTTGGCAAACGCTCCGCTCAACCTCACCACCTCGTACGTCCAAAAAGATGACACCTTCCCGACAAAACACCCTCGCCCAGGCTGAGACGCACCGTGCTGCCATCGAAGGCGCACGCGGCACCGCTCCTGCCGCGCACTCTGCCGAATACGGCGGTGGATCTCGCCAAGGGTGGCAGAATCAAGCTGTGCAGACCGCTGCGAAACAACCCCCTGCTGTCAAAAAGCCATAGCCCATCATGCGCGAGTTCACGACCTACCCACTTCGACGCTTCGGGACTTTGGCGAGTACCGTTGACACTGTGGACGTGGGGAACGGATCGCTTCTCACCGCCACAAATGCCATCCTCCGACCAACCGGCGCTGTCAGGGGGCCAATGTTTTACTCCCGCCTCTGGCTGCTGGGAGAAGATAAAGCGCCTGCAACGGTCACTTCGGTGGATACGGCGGCAAATACCTTTGCCAAGTCTGCCCATGGCCTCGTTCTTTACACCGTCGTGCGCCTTTCCAGTACCGGCTCACTTCCCGCGCCGTTTCAGGCAAATACGGACTACTACGTCGCCAACATCCCGAACGCCAACGCCTTCAAGCTGTCGGCCACCCAGGACGGCAGCGTCATCGACATGACCACGGGGGGCAGCGGGACGATTACCTATACGGCCACAATCACCATTTCGGCGCTGTACCGCAGCCTGACCTTTTCGGGGTTCGCGTCTGGTGTCGGCAACACGTCCGGCCACCGAGTCACAAACAAGTGCATCGCCGTTCGCCACTGGCGGCAGGGAAAGAACTTCGTCGCGCTCTACGACCTCGTAAACGACAAGGGGCGCGGAGTCTTCTACATGGGGGACGACGGCACGTACACGGGTTCCTATGACTTCCTCGCAGGAACCGCTCAAAGCGAGGTTCTGGCCGTGGGGCTTGATTCGGATGCCATGTGGTTCGGGGGCCGAATCGCTGGCCTCCTGATGCTGCAAAACGGCGTGGACGATCCAGTAGCCGTGCAGCTTGACCGCTCCAAGACGCCGGGGAAGTGGCGAAAATGCGCCTCTGATGCGTTCCCGGCCAAGGCCAGCGTTGCGCTTGTCCCGCCCGCGACATCGAGCAACCGCCAGTCTGATTTGGTAATTCCAGGCGCTACCGTTTTCACTGCCGCCGACTTCTTGAACAACAAATTGCAGGTGGACGGCAAGGCTCTCGTCGATGGCCTGACCTTTACGGCAACGACAACCACGACGCTGCCGGGGGGGATGGCTGCTGCCACGACCTATTTCATTCGCGATGCGGTGTATGATCCGGTGGCAAACAGGACGATCTTCAAAATCGCCGCTACCCTCGCCGGGTCGGTTATCCCTATCACCGATGCGGGAACAGGCGTTCACACGCTCAATTCTCGCGCTGGCGCTGGTGACTTGATTTTCAACATTAAGGAGTCCTACAAGGTGGGCGCGAGCGGGAACACGATCTTCAAGGTGGTGATTCGCTCCACGTCCTACACCAAGGCGATTTCATCGACGCTGACCGGTATCGGCGTTTCAGGCAATCCCTACATTTACACGATCACTTGCGGCAATGCGGCCTCATCATCGAGCACGGATGCGATTGCAAACTTCGTGTCGAACGACGGCAAGGTGATTCCGCTGATTACCTGCTCCAAGAGCGTTTCAGACAACACGGTCAGTACCGACGAGTGCAGCCTGTTCATCCAGAACGGCACAGGAACCGGCGTCAGCCAGGGGTTCACAAACAAGACGGTCACGGTGTACCTGCGCTACTTCGATACGGGCGCGTCTGGCTACGGCTACGAAAGCCCAAGCTCTTTGATTTCAGACTCCGGTTTCATCATTGAGACGGCAAATAATGACATCCTCGTCACGATCACGACCGACCCGACCGCCGAGGGGGGCAGGTTCGACAAGGTGCGCGTCTATCTCCAGTTCGACGAGGGCGCGGCAGCCATTTGGAGCCTCATGGGCGATGTGGACAACACCGCAGGCACCAAAACGTTGCAGATCGGCACGAACACGCCAATCAGCCAGGCATTGAGCCAGTACGACCAGCGCCGCCCGCTGCCTCACAAAGCCATCGTCAACGCATCCTCCCGCACATGGCGCGGCGCGCAGCTTGACGAAGGATTCCGCGACCGGTTGTACATCTCCAAGCTTGCCACGACCGACGAACGCGCCCCCGAGGGTGTCGGCCTCGAAGGGTATCAAGTGGTCGATGTGCCAGACGCCACGGTGCCGATTCAGATCACGGCGCTGTACTCCGACCTTTTCCGGCTGCACATCCACTCGAACGCGGGGATTATGATCCTCGATCCGTCTAACATTGCCACGGCCCCACAAAAGCCAGCGGTGAACGTGGGGGCCATCAATCCGTCCTGCTTCGGCTACGGCCCGAACAACGCCATCTTCTACGTGGGTAAAGACATCCAGATTTACGACTTTGACGGCGCACGCTATGGCCGGCGTAACGTCAAGAGCGCCACGCGGGAGTCTGCGGCTATCCTGCGCGCCGTGGCAAATCTCGACACCGTGGGGCAGAACGGCGACGTGGTGAACTCGTTTCAAGATCAGGACTCGCTCATCTGGTGGTTCTTCCCCGACCGGAACGGCGTCATCAAAGGGATGTGCTACGACATCGAGCAGGAGGGCGTGGTTGGTCCTTTTGATTACCCCCAGGCTGTCAGTTCGTGCGCGATGGAACCTACCCGGCCCGAGACGATCATACAGGACGTGGCAGGCAATGTTTTCCTGTACGACGTGACCGCGCAGAATGACATCGGTTCGGATCTTCCCGCCGTCTTCACCTTCTCACCTATCTCGACCTCCATCGCGCCGACTGCTGGCAGCCTCGGATTCGGCTACGTCGATTACAACGGTGTGCGGTACCTTCGGGCGTCATGGACCGTTTTGGAGACAGGCCACCTGGATCTTGGATCACCGTCCAAAATCAAAGCGTTCAACGGTGTAAGTTTTCGCCCGGTAAATAATTCTCGCGGGCTGATGATCGCGACTTTTACGGGCGTGACCAGCGGGCAGATTGTGACCCGCACCTTTGGAGAAATGGGGCTGTTCTCTGACGCTGGCCCAAAAAGGATTCTCCTGAATTTGTCCGACTCCGCCGTAAAATTGAAGTTGGAGATTCTAAGCGCCGAGGCAAAACCTTGGATAATCAGGGACGCAGTTGTACTTTTCCGAGGCTAATTAAACCAACATACAATATGAAACTACCCTCTGCTATCGTTCGCGTTGCTACCCATGAGATCGGAATCGAGGAGGTAGATGGCACGAACTGCGGCCCCCGCGTGGACGACTACAAGGCCGCAACAAACTTGCCGCCGCATGAATCCTGGCCGTGGTGCGCTGCCTTTGTGGATTTCTGCGTCAAGACGGCCATGGAGGCCACTGGCATCAAGGAAACGGCCACATTTAAGCGCCCGACTACCGCAGGCGCGTGGGATTTAGAGAATTGGAGCCGGAAGCAGGACAACACGACCAGCACGAAGAAGCCACATGACGGTGATATTCAGGCCGGCGACCTCGTTATTTTCACATTCAGCCATGTGGGGATTGCTATCTCAGCGCCCAAAAACGGTTTTGTTGAAACCATCGAGGGGAACAGCGACCTGCAAGGCAGTAGGGAGGGCGGAGCAGTCGGCAGGCATACCCGCAAGCTGAGCCAGATTCGCGGCCGCATCCGATTCACCATTTGACGCAGTGGCGGAGTTTATGGAGCGGCTGGCGTAGTTGGCAAAACATTCCGCAACGGATAGCTAGGCTTTGGATTTTGACGCCATGGCGTTTCTTTCCCGCAGTCCTCGCAGTAATCTCGAATGAGATCGTCAGGAATGGTCATGCGCTGCTTCCACCTGCGGTTCCCCACCCAAATAAGCACGCTCTCCATACTCTCCATGTCCAGCGCCCCCGCATCAATCGCCCGCTCAACAGTGCGCGTGGAGCACTTTGCTACGGTGGCGATGGCGAGAATACCATAGGCTGACATGGGAGCTTTCGCGCCTTTGAAGGCTTTCTGCTCGATTACTACGGTTACTTTGCGGCGGGAGGTCATAGGGGTGTTATTTCAAAAGTTTTGACCATCTGGCCTTGGCTGATGAGTCAGGGATAGATCCGTTTTTGTTTGAGCGATAAAGGCGAGTTGTCCCGACCCTGTTTTTGCTGCGGTCACGTACGCGAGGCTTGGAGGTGTATTCAATAGCCCATCCTGACGCTTTGTAGATCGTTCCTGTGTGAACATCAAGGTCTTGGTAGCTGATGCACTTCTCACGTTCGGGACATTCTTTTTGGAAGAAGCGGAACATCCATGCAATCATCCGGCTTGGGGTGTTTTTCGGAGAATCAGGGGAGCATGCCATGCGTCGAAGCTCCAACCAATGATGCGGCAGACTTCGAGTGCATGGGTTGTTCCAAAGAGCGACCGCATAAGTCACCCCATCTTTTTGAGCACGAAACGCATACTGCCAAGGGCCAGCCTGACACCCAGGCAAACGCGAATGCCACAACTCAACCATGCTTACAGCGTGGGATTTCTCACATAGTTCAAACGTCAATTCTCTGGCATGGAGCGCGATGGTCGGAATTGAACCGCCATTTTCCAATTGGAATAGAGGATGTGTTACCCTTACACTAATCGCGCATTTTTCGCCGTTGAAATCTTGGGCCATGTCGCTAACTACGCCGCACAACCCGCCAAGTCAACGGTTTTTCATCCGTCCCGGCGTATTCTCGCGCCCGCCTTCAACGCGATGCCCGCCCGACTCCTGCTGAATCGCGGCGCGGAACAGCGTCGCGTGGTCATGGCAGAGCGTCGCCAACGCAGCCCCCCGCACAAGATCAATCGGTACGCCGTCGCGCCATTCGGGCAGGCCAGCGGTGGAGTTCTGTATCTCTTGGCACTGGACGACCAGCGAAGGGCAAGCCAGCACGATTTTACCCGTCCTGATTCGGCCTTGCAGGGTGATGAGCGCGTGTTGCGCCACATCGGCGTTCCATTCCCAGCCTTCGTGCATCGTGGCTTCTTCCTGCCCAAGGGGGCGCTTCCCGGCGACCTGCTGCCGCGCCATGAGGAACGATCCCAGCTTGCGCAATTCCTGAACGCCGCCTGGGTGTGACACGACATCGACGGCGATAGGGGCGAGGCCGTAGAATGCCGATACCTGCGCAGCCCAGCGGTAGAAAAGGGAATGGTCGGGCTGCTGAATCCATGGGGGGGCAGCCTGCAACGCCATCGGGCCGTCTGGACCGTCTGACTGCCAGACCTGCAACGAGCGCCCGATGAGCGTCACAAGGTAGCGCCTGCCCTGCCGCGGGCCGTTCCAGACTCGGAGCCAGCCGCCCGTGTCAGGAGCGTCTGTGACGTGCCGCACGGGCCTCCCTGCCCCATCGGAGCAGTTCAGGGTTACGGTGCGCGGAGGGTTGGCCGCTGCGTCGCTGCTGGCTACCGCGAGCGTGCCGGGGTCAAAGAATGGGCGAGTGGCCACGGCGTTACCGGTGCCTGGCAGGAATCCCAGCAAATCGGCCTCCCCGATGTAGCGGGCGCTGTCCGCTTCGTGACTCGTCCAATCTTTCACGACTTCATCTAGAAACCGGTTTTCGTCCTTCGGATCTGGCCGGCGTCGATATGCTTCCGCCGCTTTGATGAAGTCGGTGCATCCCCGATCAATCAGGAAGGTGTTGAACATGCTCGTCATGTGGTTCACCCCCGGCCAAATGCTCGTTGCACGGGTGATGACCTCCAAGCGCCCGCTGCATCCCTGCTTCGCGAGTTCTTCACGGAATGCCTTCTCGAACGTCACCCCTGTTCGAGCCGTCTGCGCCCCGTCATGGGGGATGAAGTGCGTCCGGTACTTGTAGCCGCGCAGGATTAGCCCGCGCACAAGGTCGGGAAGCTCAGACCATCCGCCCGACTGGCTGGCGATGAGGTGCCGGTAGCCGCCCCGGTGCTGCACGAACTTGATCGACGTGTTATCAGGCGCTCCAAGATCCCAAAACGAATCAACTTCGAGTTCGGGATCATGGGGAACGTTGGTGATTCGCCCCTCGTTTCGAGCCTTCGCGATGGCCTCGGCCCAAATGACTCCTTTGACGGGCGCCTCCCAGCATTCATCGAGGAAAGTTGGGTTTTCCCGCTTCATATAGATGCCCTGGGTACGGTTTTCCTGCGCCCACCAGCGTTTTTGCCCCTCGGAGAGAGTGACGCCAAACTCATGCTTGAGGCGAACGTCTGCCTTCAGGAAGTACTGGAACGAGTCGGCATCAAGCTCGGCATTCGACACGTTGCGCGGATCTTTCCACCACGGGCAGAAGCTCACATCCCAGTCGTGTGACCGCTTCTCCATGGTCGGTTCGATAATGTCCCACAACTTGCCGCCGCGTCCGCCCTTCCAAGTAGTTTCCACAAATTTGACGCCCCATCGAGCGGAGGGGAACGCCCCTGACACGATTTCATCCGCACGGGGTGAATCATCAAACTGGATGACGCCAAGCTCTGAGGCCCAAAGGAAATCGCAGGAACCGCCTCGGCCACGGGTGCCAGCGTAGAAGGTGGAAGCGCCGCCGTCGTGTGTGAACACGGTCAACTCGCTGTCATTCGACTTCCCCACCTGCAACGGCCAGACCAGCATGAGCGAGTCCAGGGCCACTTTCACGATGTCGTTCATCTTCCGCGTGGCATCCGTGGCAATTTGGTCAATCAGCGCGGCGGTGAAGTTGCGGCGGAAGCCAAGGCAGTCGGCAACAAACACGCCGATGGTGGTGGAGAAGCCGAGTCGGCGGGCCTTGAGCTTCACCCGCTGCACGACATCCAGCCGCATTTGTGCCAGCGCCGCCTCTTCGCCCTGTTCGTGGAGGATCTTGGCATTTTGCTTTGATGCCTCCACGGCGTTTAAAAGCTCTTTCAGCAATTCGACCTGTTCAGGCCGTGGCATAAACGGCACGATGCCACGACCGTCCGCTGTTTTGATCTTGTAGATCATGCCCGACGTGAGACGCCAGACGGAATCTGATAGGTTTGCTTCGAGGATGGCGATGTCTTCGGCTGTCATCGTGTGTCAGATAGAGTTGCCATTCCAAGCAGCATCATAAGGGCAGCGGGCATTTTTGTGCCTGCTTTGATGCCGACAAGCTCAGACGGTGGTTGTGGAAACTCACCAGTGAAACGCCTTTTCTTATTCGCCGCGCCGATTTTAGCTTTATGTTCAGGAGTTAGACGGCGTTTCTGCATAGCTTTCCCAATGGCTAAACGATGCGACATGCTATGCTTTTTGCCGATCTTTGCCAACCTCATGCGTTCTCTAGTCTCGGCGGAAAACACCCTGCCTTTGAGGGCGTTGGAAATGCGCAACTTCCACTCGGGGTTAAAAATCCTTCCCTTCATAGCTTTAGATATTTTTTCTTTCGCCTCTTGCGTTAAATGACTGCCTAGAAGCTTATTTGAAATCTTCAAACAGGTTTCGGCGCTTCGCTTCTTTCCTGTGTTTGCCTTCGCAAATGCAGCTTTTGCATTCGGGTGCATCGGCCTTCCTGTTTTTTTCCCGCGCCTAGACTTACTCCATGCAGCTTTGGTTTATTCTGAGTGCCTGTATCCAGAAACACCCTCGCCGCCAGATGTTGTATTCACAAGATCATGACCGCTATTACGGAATGCAATGATGGTTTCGCATTCCTCTTTGTTTCCATTTCCATCCACCTCGGCAAAGAGCGTTATTACAGGGCTGTGGCCTTCTTCTAGCATAGACCTAATCCAGTTATCGCGGTGATGCTTATGAGACCCTTTTTTTGCAGCACATAGGTGCTGCATTAATCTCAATCTAAGAGGTCGAATGGTCTTTCCTATATAGCGAGGCTGGCCCGTAAAATCACAGAGAGAATAAATCTTGGTTTTCATATCAAAATCTTCGGAGGAGTTGGGAACTCTCCTTGAAACCGGAATAAATGCAAACATCCCTTATGGATATTCACATACTCCGACTCGGGCGGGTGGAACTGAACGACGCAGTCGGTCGCGTCCCAGAACAGCCCTTTCACGATGCACATTTCCTCCCATGACGGGCATTTGGCTGGAGAGTCAGGCAAGCTGATGCTCACATGGTCCCACTGTGTTTCTGTCCCATCGTTGGCGATGATGTACAGGATTCTCCCGTTCGCTGCACGCCCAGGAATGCGAAAGACTCCATAAGGAGAGCCGGGGGCACTTTTCATGCCAAAGTGTTGATCGCGGAATTGTTCGGGGAATTTCATGGTTTCATTTCCTTAGTTTGCTCACCAGTGCCGTCAGCGCCTCGGCCACCGACCCGCTACCCTTGGCTTGTGCTCCATCGCCGGAAAGATCGTTGTCGAGTTTCATCGCCGCGAGTTTGTCGGGATAGTCGTAGTTGGTGCCGAACTGGGTCTTGCGGATGCCTGACAGGATGTGACCGTGTGCTATGGGGTCAAATTCCAACGGCTTGAACCGCACGCACTCGGCCAAAAACCGGCGCTTTTCCTCAATGTCCAAGAACACGGGCAGCGTGCCGTTTGCCTCTGCCTCCGCGTTGATCGCCTCGGCGCGCACGCGGATGTCGGCTTGCAGTTCAGCAATGCGCTTTGCCACGGCGTGCGTTGGCTTCATCCAGTGGGACGCAAGATCAGATGCCGTTTTCACCTTCATGCGAGGGTTCACGATCTTGCGGACCAGCGCGGCAAGGCTCTGTGACGGATCGCGGACATAGGCCAGCGCAAAGGATTCGTAGTGGGCGAGAGTTTCGGCTTTCATGCTAATTCGTTGGGTAGATCAGTTTCACCCTGCGGCACACCGCCAAAGTTGACCAACTCGAAGACCTCGCGCTCCTCCTCAAGGTTGCGAAGCTGCCCCTCGCAGAACTGGATGGGGTAGTGTTTGAATCCCCGCTGCTGCGGCATGGGCAGCATGGAGTAGGTGATTTCGCCCACCAGTCCGAACCACTCGCCGGGAACGGTCAGATCGTCCTGAAGGAATGCCAGAATTGCTGTCATTCGCTGCTTGCCGTCAATCACTGCGATGCAGTCGCTTTTTTCCAGCCCCCATGATGCCTTGTCGCTGTTGTAGGATGCGGAGAAACGATCATTGATGATGATGGAAGGAATTGGCACGCCAAGAAGGATTGAGCGAATCAGATTCCTCTGGCGGATCTGTCCCCACACATCGCCCCGTTGATATGGCGGGGACAGTTCCAGATGGCCTTCATCATGCCAATAGCGGATGACCTCAATCGGTCTGTTTGTGGCGCTCAAGCGCAGGCGTTCAATTTTCATGCTGCTTTTGATGCAAGGATTTGACGGATACGGGTACCAGTGACGCCAAGCCGTGCAGCGTTCTCACTGACGCTCTTGGATGGGTCGATTTGATCGGCGGTGCATTTGCGATAGAAGGAACTGGCATCGCGGAGTTTACGACCCTGCCTACCGCGTGGCTTCTTGAGTTCCCGGCGCTTGCGGGCCACGATGTAGGCGAGGACTCCCAGTTTTGCGGCAATGGCGTTCGTCGTCCAATCCCAGTCAACCTTGCTCCACAGGATGCGCTCAAGCTGAACCGTCTCGCATTTGCATGAGCACATGAACGGAACCAGCGGTTTCACACCTGGCAGGGAGCGAACGCGGGAGCAGTTGGGGCAACGATAGTCAGAGTTCATGGTGGTATCTTGCCGATGCAGATCGGTTTGAAATGCTGCATGGCGTAGGTGGCGGGTTGGTTGACGCTGGCAAGCCATTCCTCCATCTGCATTCCCCATAGGGTATGCTCCCAGACTTCGGAGGCTGGCGGGCGAGCGCCTTTCAGTAGCGGGAAACCATCGGGGACGGTGATTTGCTCGTCTGTCCACGCGGAGATTGTGCCGTAGAACGGGTTCGAGTCATTCGTGACGATGATGCCAAGAACGAGGTAACCACGGTACAGGCAGACGGCGTACGTTTCCTGCTCGCCTTCCGACTTCGGCCCAACCATGTGGTGATGTTTCTCGAACTCGCTGAAGAAGTCGAAAACGGCTTCCGATGGCGCGAGGATGATACTGATTCGCTGTCCTGCTGCCGCTGCGTCTTTCTCTGCCTTGTCCACAAACGAGGCGAACATGTCCAACGCCGTGCCTTCTTGTGGCTGGCTCATGGCGCGACCTCCTCAACGAGTTCTTCGGCGGGTTCCTCTTCTTTCGGTGCGGCAGCAATGATGACCTGCATCAACGCTGGCGACGGCTCAACCTGCGCAGGGCCGCGCCGGGTCAGTTTGATGGCATCGCGTTGCAGCCGTTGCGTGACAAAAACCATGTCCATGCCGTTGCGTACCTCCGATGACCACGGGAGCAGCGCAGCGGGATACTCGGTAAACGTGCGCGGCCAGTGCAGCGGGTGACGATCAGCCCAGCCGATGACAACTCCCGCTTCAAAGCCTGCGTGGCAAAGGATGTGAACCCCGCCGTTCGCGTGTTCAGGAACAGGCAGCCATAGGACGATTGCGAGATTGCCGTTCTCTTTGTAGCGCAGGGATTCGGCATGCGCCTGAACGAGCTTCGTCCCGAGTTCAGCAGCACGCGCACGGCTCAAGCGCAGCGCCGACCAGCGCGGCAGGCCAAAGAGCACAATGGGAACGTCACGCGGGCGCATTGCTGCTTCGCGTAGTTGGTTGAGAAGGTCGGGGCCGGTGGTGTCTGGGTTCATCGTTTGACTGGGAAAATGACTCTTGTTCCTCGTTGAGATGGTGGCAGTTCGGATGCTTGAATAACTCGGAACGTTCCATCTGCCTGCTTTATCATGCCGCATTGAACCGCTGTTTTGATTCCTCATTGCTGAGTTCATCGACCTGTTTTTTAGGCGACGGCTGATTTTCAATAGCCCACTTTTGCAGGTGCTCGCTCATCGTGGGAGGTAGTAGGGAAAGAAAACGTTCGAGTTCGGGTGCGATAACTGCCAAGACTGGATCAGCATCAAATTTTGCATCTGCCGTTGCGCTGCTTGCTGCCGTGCCTGCTCCGACTGGATGGATTGAATCCGCAGCGCCTCCATGCGACCGCTGGCGACTGCTGCATTATAGATCGCATGCAGCTTGATGGTAGCCTGTCGCCTTTCCTCATCGGTGGACGTGGTAGACGTGAGGACAGAGCGGGCGGCGAGAGTGCCAGGCTGAACGCCGGACTCGGCAATGGCTGCACTGATGCAGGTGTCGAGCAAATCGCCCGCCATGGATTGAGCACTGAACAGGATAATGAAAAGAATCGTTTTCATGAGATAGGAATAATTCACGACTTCGATTTACGCAACCGGAAATATATTTTCGCTGATTACACGATTTAATTTGCGCGCATTCACGAATTGTGTTTTCATGCAGCCATGAGCGAAATTTCACACTGCAACAAATGCGCCTCACTGATGCGTAGCGCCGACCACCGCGACGAGTCCGTTGAACAAGACGGCATGTGCATCTCCTGCCGCAAGCTGCTGGAGCAATGCCGCGAGGAAGAGGCGACGGCGAGTTTCTGCGAAGGCCGTCCGCGTCCAATCGCCACATGGTACGCCAACATTATCACCGGCTGCGGATTCAAATACGAGTCCCGCCGCCCCGTTGACATCAACGAAACCTGCCACCGCCTGACATACAGCCATCCCGGTTACTCATTGGAGTTCATGGGGCGCACCGTCACACTTCAGCCGACCAACAAAGACTGGTGCATCGAGTTCTATGTGATGACTCCTGAAAAACTCGTTCTTTCCGCCATCAAAACCGCACTCGAAACCTCCAAGTAATCCTTTCCCATGACCACCACCGACACACCCACCGCTGAAAACACCGCTATTGCAATCGTCGTCCCTGAAAAGGACCAACTGCCACCGTCCCTCCTGACCAACATTGAAACCGGCTTCAAATCCGCATTCGAGCAAGCGGAGAAGTGGCGCGTCCAGGCTCTCGCCATCCAAGTTACCAGCCTTGACCAAAAAGCCGAAATGAAGCTGGCCCGCACGATCCGGCTCGAGCTGAAGGCCGTTCGCGTCAACGCCGACAAGGCGCGCAAGGCTCTCAAAGCTGACGCGCTCCTGATGGGCCGCGCAATTGACGGCGTGTACAATCTGCTTGAAGCGGCAATTGTCCCCATGGAGCGCCATCTGGACGAACAGGAGAAGTTTGCAGAGCGTCTGGCTGAAGCTGAACGCCTGCGACTCAAGGCTGAGCGCGAATCCGCTCTTTCGCCTTTCCTCGATATGACCATAACGATGGCGATTCCTGATTTGTCATCCATGACCGCCGAACAATGGGAGTGCTACCTTGCCGATGCCAAATTGCTGCACAACGCCAAGATTGAGCAGGCACAACGCGCCGAAGCTGAACGCATCGCCGCAGAGCAGGCCGCAGCCGCAGAACGTGAGCGCCAGCGCATTGAACTTGAACGCCTGCGCAAGGAGGCCGTAGAACGTGAAGCAGCCGCGAAAGCCGAGCGCGAGGCCGCAGAGAAAGCGCAGCGTGAAGCAGCAGCAAAGGCCAAGGCTGAACGCGACGCACTTGAAGCAGCCGCGAAAGCCGAGCGCGAGGCCGCAGAGAAAG